TTCTACTTGCAGAAAGATATAATTTTAGATTGGGAAGGTCTAAAGGAGTGGCATCCTGTACTAGGATTCTATTACTAGAATCTGTCAATATATTTCCGTTACTAGTTGTTAGTATTCCAGCCATTATGCTATTGTTAAAGTAGTTGCAGGATTAGTAGACATTATTTCCCAAACGGCAGCAGTTCCACTTGTTATACATTTTAATGTACATGATGCATACTGCCCAGCACTTATATATCCACTTCCTGCTGTTGTCGTATTAGTTACACCCCCAACTATTTGTTGTGTGTTCGGTACTGTTATTTTCCACCCTCCTGCTCCTTTCCCAGAAATTACTATTACTTTCCCTTGCGTAGCAGTTGAAGGTAAAGCCATCACGACCTGACTCGCATTATTTAACACATATGCATTATCTTCTGCTAATGTTCCACTTGTTCCTGTAATTTCCGTACATGGGTAAATCAGGTTAGTTGTTACTATTGTCGTTTCCTTTTCTGATATTCTTGTGCATTGATCATTTGCATTACACTCGTACCTAAATCCTGTGCTTGTATTATGGTAAACTTGTCCAACTTTTAAACCTGTAAGTGTTATATATGTTACTCCTGTCCAACTTCCAGCATCGGCACTAGTTTGTTGAGCTGGGGTGAAATCTCTTGATTGTGTTGTGTAAGGGGCAGTCTCTTGTCCTGCTGCATCTACTACCGTTACTCTTTCTCCCGTTCCTGCCAGTAAAGCACGAAATGTACTCCCATCTTGAGCTACCGTACACCATCTTGCCTCATCTACACTGTATTTTAGATGCAACATAGTATTGTTAGCCCAGCTACGATTTGCACCGCAATAAATACGATTTGCTACTGTTGCTTCACTAGCATAATCGTGATACAATGTAATAGTGCTTCCTGTGTCATTCCAAATATAAAGGTCTTTATATGAGGAGCTTGGAGCTACAATACTAGCTAATCCAGTACATCCTGTTAATCTTAAATATTTATAAGTGCTACTTGTTATTGCTGTTAAAATACCTGCTGTTGCTACCGTTGTAGCAATTTCCATCATTGCAGTAAATTGGTCTGTTGTTACATCGCTTGCATTCGCCGTACTTCCTGTATTATTTGCTTTTATTGTATTAGCTGACATTTGTGCAGCTTTCGCATTTGTAACAGCATTATTTGCAATCGTTCCAACTCCTGCTGCAAATGTTATATCTCCAGTAATAGTTGCAAAGTCTCTAAGTACTATATTCGTCCATGCAGCACTATTGTAGTATCTATAAACTACACCTACTGTATAAGCAGTTCCTCCAATAGTAGCAGTACCACCTCTCACTAAAACTATAAATCCTTTGCCCTGCACACCTGTAGGATCAGTGTATGTTGCAGTTGCTGTATTTACATAAAATTTATCTACTGCTGCGGTCAAGCTTCCTGTTACTTCGACAGGAAGTGTTTGAAAACTACCTCCTCCAACAAGAGCGGTACCATCTTTTCTCATGAAAGCAATACACTTCCAACTACCTGCACCATTCGATCTAAAAACAGCTTCATCCCCGACTGCTGTCGTAATATTGGCTGATGTTGGTAAATCTAAATTAGAAGAATGCGTCAGAGTCGTAATTGCACTAAACTTTACTCTTCTAATTGTTCCTTCTGCAATAGTATCAAAAGCTGTAATTGTAGTAGTACTTGTAATAGCAATATTATTACTACCTGCTGCGCCAATTGCAGGGGTTGCGCCAGTAAGTGAAATAGTAGGTGCATAGTTTAATGCTCCTGAAAGTGTACCTCCTGTTAGTTTTAGGTATAGTGTGTCAAAATAAGTAACTAGGAACGCTTTTACATTCGTCCAAGTTGTTTTCATCAAAACAGTCCCATCCCAAGAAACTACTAAATCAGTATCGAGAGGAGTTGTATCTGTTGTTAATAACGCTCCAATTGTAGTAGCGGTTTCGTTTCCAGAATTTGTATTTGAAGTATTTCCTATTACAACTTTTTCAGCATCAGTTACAAATCTTTTATTAGTAGAGTCCGTTTGGTTTGCAGTAGTGCCAAAGAATGTCTTAATCTTCTGAACTAACCACCAAGTATTAAAAGGGGTTAAAACGGAAGTTTGCTCTAAAGTAGTAGGAGTAGTTTGATCTGTATTATCGAACGCAGCTTCTACTTGTGCTTGTGAAGCTTGTGTTAAACTAGAACCACCTACTAAAGCAGTCCCGTCTCTTCTAGTATATTCTATGCATTCCCAATTACCACTTCCAAGACTCCTAAAAACAGCAATATCTCCTACTGCTGTAGTAATATTTGCATTAGAAGGTAGTATTAAGGTAGTGGCATTATACGTTAATTGTAGTATTCCAGTAAACTTAACTACTCTTGTAATTCCATCTGCTACATTGTCAAAACCTGCGATAGTTGTAGTTCCAGTAATTGTTACGTTATTTGAATATGTTGCTCCTAAAGCTGGATTTGTTGCAGATGCTAGTGTTACAGAAGGGGCGTAATTTAAAGCAACCCCAACTAATTGAAAAGATGCTGTGGTTAAATACGTAGCTACATTTCTTATTGTAGATACAATTTCTGAGTATATACCATTCTGCCCCCCTGATTCTGTTGAAGTTCTTACTTTAGCTACATTTAACCCATCAACCGTGTTACTCTCTAAAACACCCTGAACATTATCTCCTCCTAAAAAATAAACACTTCCTTTTCCAGAAGATTGTTGATAACCTATCCCAAATCCTTCTGTATTAGAATAGTATACCTCGTCACCTTTCTCGTCATAAGGGATAAATCCACTTACGACAGGTGTAGGAGTTTCTATTACAGCATCTCCTACTAAAACATAACCTAATAAAACCTCTATTAAAGGATTGATAGTATAATGAGCTGGTGAAGTATTTGGAGTCCCTTCATGAATTGTAATTACTCCTGTATTATCTGCAACTACATCATAGTATTTAAAGTCCCCACCTGTAACACAAAGCGTAATTTCAGAAGAAACAGTATCAGTTCCTTTTGTATATTCAGAAGGAGAAATATACCAAGTTCCGTCACCTACCCTAATTCGTTTATTAGTACCTACTCCTACAAACGTTTCTACTGTTATTTCACAACCTGAAACTATTCCGTTAATACGATTTTGTTTAGAGTTTAAATCTGTTGCAAGATTGGTGTTGTCATATGGACTTCCAGTAAGAGAAGCAAAATCACCTGAACCTCCACCGCTACTTGCCCAGCTGGCTATTAAGAAATAAGTGGTTTTGTAAATGAGTAAATATGTATTGGCTAAATCTAAATCTCCTGCCACTACATCTATAATAGCACCTGAACTATACTTTTTAATTGGCAGTACAGATAGTGCATTTATTTGCAATGTACTTGCTCCCGTATTTGTAGTATCTGGCTTAAACAGGTAAATATTACTTGTAGAATAAGCGGCTATCGAAGGAATTGATGCCTCGTAGCCATTGGAAAAGTCATCTGATATAACACCTAAATCATATACAGATTGACTTGTATTACTTGATAATAACTGCCAATTCGCACTATTCGTAGTATCTCCGTTTACATCATCGGCAAGTGCTATGAATAGGTTATATGCTGCATCCCTAGTGATAAAATCTTTAGGGTATGTTAGCGCAGTGTTAGATTGTGGGTATAATAATGCTAGGTCAGCAAGTTCTTTTAAAGAACCAGAAACGTCATCCTTCGAGATTGAATAATCATCAACCTTGTCAGTGATTCGTGAATCAACCGCGTCTTCATAGCCTACTAATACGTTGCTCATTAAATTCCAACTTCAAATTTCAATGATTCATTTACTCCTGATGCTGAATATACTATCGGAAGAATACCTCCATTGTTTGCGTATGTAACACTAGAACCACTTTTCAAGGCAACTCCATCTACCGTAGCCGTATCTGCCGTACCTACTGCCGTAATCTTTACATAGCGATACGTGCTAGGTTTAGATACTGTTACGTTTTGTGCTGTTACTGCCGACCCGAAAGCATACTTTAGACGTATGGCATACTTGCTTGGGAATATCTGCAACACTTCTCTTTTTGTGCCATTAATATATAGAAAATCCCCCTCTTGCAGGTCTTTTGTAGCCCAATCAGCCGAAGAAAATACCAATACGTCTCCTGTTTGCGTAGCCGTTATTTGTACATCAGCGGATGTTTTTAGGTTGGCTTGTCTTGGGAACATCCCTGCATTTGGCACTACTACATTGTGCTGTCCTTCTGTTGTGCCTGAAAGGAACGACCATGTTTCTAGTCCACCTCTATATAATTGACCTGCCATTGGTATTCTCGTTTATGTTGCAAATATACTTAGTAGATTCCTTTTGCTTTTTGAATCTACTTCTTCTCGTCATATCGCTTGTTTACGTTGCTCAAACCAAACGCTGTACTTATTGTATGCAACCCTTCAAATAACGAAGGGTCTGATTGCATTATATCCAATATATCACCACCAGCCATAGGTTTGTATGCTTCGATAGCCCTTTCTGCCCAATCGACTGGTTCTTTTGTAAACGGGTCTATACTTCTCATTTCGCCATTCACTTCTTTTCTTTTGAACATCAACCTATCTTTCAGTATAGATGCTGTCGGACTTGTTTTTCCTAATGCATGTTTTTGTACCACATCAAAAGGTGTTGCCATGTATTCACTTCCTTTCAATGAGGTCACTTCTTTATCAAAAAGGGCTTTATAGAACTTTACCATAGTTATTATCATCCTTATTCTTCCTCCCGTATAATCATCCTGTATAACATTGCCATTTTTAAGCTTAACAGTTGGTTGAAAGAAATCTGCCCTATCAGGATCGGTTATGTTTACATTAGTATCCTCGTCATCGTCATTGTTATAAATCAATGCTTTCAACATCACAATAGATGTGGCTGCCGTTGTTAATGCTAAGAATTGCCTTGTTGCTTCACGCCTTGCAGGGGAGTTCATTACATGGCCAGTTTCCAGTAAATCATTTCCTCCCATTTTGTAGTATCTATACAAACCAACGGGCGTAGCCGTTTTTATCATTGAAGCCCAGTTTCTAGGAGAAAACAAAGTCAACCCAGCACCTTCTTTTACCCATCCCGTAAGACCCGTAGATGCACGTCCTGTAAATGTGTTTATTGTTCCCGCAATATCCTTGAATGCTTTTAAATCATTCTCTATATCATATCCCATAGCTTCGGCTGCTATGGCCGCATCCTTGTATGCTTTAAATCGAAGCGAGTTGCTTAACGTATTAGACCACCTTTCAAATGCTTTCGGGTTTATAGCTTCTGCTAGTTTTTCGGCCTTTTCTTTTCCAATTGCACTTCCTAGTGTTTTTTCAAATGCTTTTTTGATTGAATCGTTTAGTAAATCTGACTTAAATTCGGTTTCAGCCCCATTTGCGCCCAATACATCCAGCTTTGCTTTTTTTGCGGATGCGTAATATTTATCCCCTTTTATCTCCTCTATTTTATTTTGTGCGTATTCTGGGCTTGCAAATGCCTTGAACGAATCGGCAAATGCTTTTGCTGTATTAGCATTATACCCCTTTTTGCGTATGTTGTATAAATCAGACCAAACAGACCTAGAAATAGCACCAAACAACTGAACCCCTGCAATACCAAAGTCAGCACCAGTAGCTATCACTTGCCCTAATCTCCACGATTCTTTTGCTAGGTCTTTGTATTTTTGCGGATTATCTCTATGTTCATATTCGTATTTCTTACGTGCATTATCGAAGTTTTCTAGCACGTCCTCTTTTTTAGCCAATAGCGCAGCTCTCTCATTGTCCATGAGTTGCTTTTGCTTTACACGCTTAGAGAAGTCGTTATTTTTTAGTTTCGTTTCAAGTTCTTCTATCCTTCTTTTTAACGCTCTCTTTGATGCTTCTAATGATTTTTGTTGTTTCTCAGCTTCGTTCTCGTTTTTAAACTTTTCATCATGCTTTGCTTGAACTTGTTCAAGTTCTTGTTTTAGCATAATTATTTGGTCGTTATCATCAACCTTTTGCTTTTCGCTTTTGGTTTTTACGCCAGTATCTATTTCTTTTTGCTTGTCGGCTATCCTGTTTTTCAATCGTTGGATATGCGCTTCCTGTGCCGTTCTTAGTAGGTTGTCTTTGATAGATTGGTCAATAGGCAAGGTCTTTAATCCTTCCCTTACCATTTTCATCAACCTTCTAACTTCTGTATCGGTAGGTTGTCTTTGGAATCCAGTTTTTAATGGTCTTTCGCCTTTGGCAATATCTTCCAATTGGGAAGTAAGCCTAAACATTGTTTTTAGCTTGGATAGCTTTTGTTTGGCTTCCAACGGGCTTTCGGTGGTTGTTTTCCCATACCTACTCAGTTCGTCCCGAATCTCCCTTTCTTGAATATCAGGATGTGTGTCTTTTATTTCCTCTTTGATTAGTTTAGCAAATTGTTCTACTTGTTTTTCGGCCGGAGTTTCTTTGCCCATGTCTACTTGCATGGCAAGTTCTTGTAGCTTTTCGTTTGAAAGCCCGAAAATACCTTTTACTTTTTCTTCAAACATAGACAGTATTTCGTCTTTTGAAGTTTGTAACTTGTCGGTATTTAAGCCTTTCGATTTTGCAAGTTCAATAAGTTGCTCAAATGCTTCTTGTGCGCTTATCTCAGCTTTTTGCATCAAAGCACTTACGGCTTTTTTAGCACCCCTAAAGAATTTCTCGTCTGAATCTACGGCTGACATCTTACCTCCAGTGGCGGATGCAATTGCCCCGAACATTTCTGAAAGTCCATCGTTCAATTGCTTGTCCAATGCTTTCTTCTTTGCTTCCTTCGCTTTTAGGTCGCTCTTTTCCTTTGCTTTTGTTTCCGCCTTTTCCCTCGCTTCCATCATGGCTATATGGGCGTTTTGGTCGGCTATTTTTTGCTCTAGTTCAATCAGCTTGTCAGATACTTCCTTTAGTTTCTCGCTTGACTTCTCAAATTCTTTTTTAAGACTATCAGGAATAAGCCCATCGTGCGAGTTCTTCCATTCATCTATGTATTGGTCTGCTAGTTTGTCGGTGTAAAAATCAACTCCTTCCGAAGCCAATTTTTTATACACATGAGGAAGAATACCCATAGTTGTTCCTGCACTATTCCCGTGAACTTCAAGTGCCTCTATCGCATTTGCATAATTTTCTAATGCTTGCCGGAATTCGCTATCCGATAGGGCTTTCGGATTTTTTATTTCTTTATCGGCTAAAGTTATCAATTCCCCTGCTATCGCAGCTTTCATGGGTTGAGGTATTTTTGGGTCATCTACCACCGCTTTCAATGCTTGGCCAAACCCTACTTCCGATACAAATGATTCAGCCCTGCTTATTGTATCTTTTGTATCGGATTTATCCCTGTATAAGCCATTTCTTTTGATAGCCCTTTTTACATCTTCATCTTGCGTTGCATCAAAAGCCCTTTTTTTTGTAATGGTCTTTTCTACTTGCTTGTCTCCTTTTTCTATTAGTCCATCAAGTTCTGCATCGTCCATGTTATGAAGCATGTCAATGTAATCTTCAAAGGATTTTTGCTCTCCATTGATAGTATAAACGCAAGGTGAAGCCATTTCTTAGAATAATTTATCTTCCAACAATAACAAGTTAGTTTTAGTAGGCTCTACGCCATCCAAAAGATTTAGCATGTCAGAATACTCCGCTACTGATTTTAATTGTATAGCAAGCATTTCTTGCATTAAAGCAAAGGTACACATATCAACCTGAAACATTGTCTTTGCCGTTTCTTCGTAGGCTTCATATAAGGCATATTCTATCTTGTACGATTGCTCGATACAATCTACTAGACTTTTGAATGATGTTTTAGGGTTGGGTATTTCGGGAAGTTCAGGCGTTACGTTCCAGTCTACTAAATAGCTTTCTATTTTCTTGGCATGGGTAAGTTCGTCCGCACTTTCGTTGGCGAAATATTCCGCAGCTTTTTCAAACCCAACTCCCTTGCAATAGTTAGATACGGCTCTGTAATGGTAGAACGCATCGTACTCATCTTGTAAACGTGGTAATAATAGGTTTGTGACTTTTGATTCTAGTATTTTCGGTGTCATATTAAGGGCATTTTACTGATGATTTTTCTACTCCAAGTGCTTTGTTTATGGCATTTAGATTTTCGAATATACGCTTTATTTTAGGGTCACTATTTACTGATTCCTTATAGTCTCGCATGGCTTGTGTCTTTTCAGTGCCTTGTAATTCTTGTGCGGAATTCCATTTAGACACAATGTCATTTATTAAAACCTTCGTCTTCCCCAAGTCAGCTTTTGCTCTTTCGTCTCCTTTAGGAATTGCTGGGTTTCCTTCATTGCCTGTTGGTATTCCGCTGCCGTTATTTTGTCCTTCTTGGGTAGTATTTGACGTATTTGGGCTTCCATTAGTATTTGATTTAATTATTTCCTCTGACAACAACTTTGCATTTCTGGTAATATCCTCTATCGCCAAATCCGCACCTCCAGATTCAATTAAATTATCTATATGAAGGTCAGTTATATTCGTTTGCTTAGTTGTATTATTTTCATCAACAACATTAGCCTCATTCCTATTTGTTCCACTTGGTTCAATTCCTCCTGATACACTTGGTTCATTGCTAATTGCTTCTGAACTTCCTTGTTGGGGTATAGGCTGTACATTTTCTACTTGATTATTCTGTTGATTAGCTCCTCGATTATCGGGTGCTTGTCCCTCAGTTTTAATAACACCTTGTTCCGTTCCTGTGGTGTCAACGGTCTGTCGTTCAGCCGACTGTGGTATTGGCACTTGTCCATTCTTCTTAAACTTTTCTAGTACAGCCCGTTTTGTTTCAGTAGCATATTTTATAGCATTATCTATTTTTGCTATTTCACTTTTAATGGTAGTCTTTCCTCTTTTTAGCGCAAGCGTGTTTAGCAACCCATTTAGTATAAATCCAGCAGTTCCTTCATCCATTCCGCTGTTAAACACGTTGTCAGATATATCCCTAGTAGAATCATACATTACATTTGCTGTAGCATTTGACAATGTTTGTTGTAGCCCACCAGTTATAGCTTCTTCTACCCCTCCCTTTACGGTATTTTTGGAAGCATCCCATATATTTTTGTAGATATTACTACCTGTTTTCGCTCCAACTCTATTTAATGCCCTAAACACTGGAATTGATTCAAGCGCAGCCCCACCTAGCATATTTATAACTGCTGCTTTAGTTGCCGTGCTTTTGCTTGCTCCATTGCTTATCGCATCATTAAAAGATTCATTACCTGCCATTACAGCCCCCTGTGCCGCTGCGCCAGCACCTCCAGTAGCCATCATAGCTCCTGCTGTTGCTACATTTCTAGCAATTGCATTTACTGTTGTCTTTTTATAGCGATCGTCTTCTTTGAATGTTTCGTCTAAAAAATCACGAACCTTTAATACATCTGCCTTGTCTAAGGCGCTTCCTGTAGCATTAGCATATACATCCATTATCGTAGGTAATACCTCTATCGCCCCCTTAACAATAGAACTACCTACTGTTTTTGCCTTGATAGAAAATGGAAGTGACTCTGCTATTTTATTGTAGGCTTCGTCCTCTTTTATCTTAGCCAGCCTGTCTTGTTCGGCTACTTCCTTAGATGTTTTTATAGATTGCTCTAATTCTTTCGGGATGGGAATATTTACACCTTCCTTTATATAATTATCTTGTGGTTTATTCTTTATTTGATCTTCTACGCTATATGTTTTGCCTGACTTTTCTCCTTCGTAAACAGGCTTACCACCAGCTCCACGACCTATCATTACTGGAGTTTTGGTAGTAGCTTCTACGATATTACTAGGAATCTCGCCACTCGTTTTTGAAGGCTGTAAAGGACTTGATGCAGGAGTCGAAGAATTTTCTGATGTAGTTTCTTCTTTTTTTTTTAATGCTAAAGATTTAGAAAATTCCTCATATTCAGGTACTTCGTATCCCATTTTTACAAAAGAGGTATGAAGGTCTTTTACCATATCTGGATTAGAAGAAAGCTCTGATTCAAAATCATTAACATTTTTAGGCACTTCATAGCCATTTTTTATTAATGATTTATGTGCATTTATTATTATATCGTTCGGCATTATTCTCCTAATTTTTTACCACCTTTATTAAATACTGGCTGTCCACCTTGCTTCCTGCCTACCATTGGTTCTGTTTTCTTTTTCACAGGTTGTGATGGTTCTTGTTTGGCGAAATCATAACGGCCTTCTGAATCTTTCCTTGCTCCGTGAGATTCGGCATATTCCCTAGCAGCCGCATCCCCTTCATCTTTTTTTATTCTTTTGAACTCTTCTATTTTTGCTTTTACGTCCTCTTTAGACTTCTGAATTTCTTCCGACTTTTTATCAATAGCAACAATGTCGTGTCCCTTATTTTTATTGTACGTATTAGCTATATTTATCCATTTTGAGTTAAGTTTCGCTGCATTTTTTACTTCTGGAGTGTCGGCATGTTTAGCCACTTCATTCATATTGTTATATCCTGTTACTTGTTTAAAAATACCAGAATCCTCCATATTTACTCTTATGGTTTTCCCTTGCTCTTGTGCTAATTTCCCTTGTAGTTCGCCAAGCCTTTTAGTTTGCTCTTCATCCCTCTCTTTTGTAGCTGCCAGAGTAGCCATTTCCTGAGATTCTTCTGTTGTAAGAGTGCCTGTTTTATTGTTCTTGGTAGACATGTTCACATCTCCCTGCATTGTTACTCTTATAGGGACTCCTTTCTTTCCATAGGCATGAATTTGATTTTCAAAATCATCATGATTCTGGTTTTTGTCAAAAACCGTCCTTACCCATTTATCAGTTTTTTCATTATAATGCTCTAGTACTGGATATATGTTTGTTACTACTACAGGGTTCTTGTCTGATATTTTATATTTCGACCCAGTAACTTCATCAGTTACCGTTCCGCTAAAGTTCACTGTTTGGGGGTCTACGTCTCCCATAATATTACCTTTCTTTTTCTGAATAGATAATAAATTTGGTCTGTTCATGTCAGTAGCACGTCCTACTTGGCTATTAAATTCTGACTTATTACCATCAGCACGAGTCAAATAAACATCTGGTACTAATGTTCCAGATGAACCAGATTTCTTCCGTTTATTTTGAAAAGATGCATCCTCTTTTTCTTTTTCCGTAGGCTTTTCAGTCTTTTCACTTACTTTAATAGAAGATAACCTTTGATATGCCTTTTGTTCGTTCAGGATTCTTTCTGCAATTTTTTCTTGTGCATACTTTTCTTTTAATCCCTCTTTAAAAATAGATACAGAATTTGCATCAGGTTTGCCTGTTACTGGGTCTGCAGTATTCTCGTATTCTTTTACTTTTTCGTCAATTTCTTGTTTATTCTTTGGGTCGCTATAAACCTCTGATGCTTCTAGTGATACATAATCTTTAGGAATCTTACTACCAATTAGGTTTGGTACTAATTCTCTAGCTTCTTCTATTGTTGTAACAGGCTTTGGCTTATAAACAGGCTGGCCACCTACCATTATAGGATTTCCCTGTGCATCTTTTTCGACTTCTTTAGTAGGTATAAAAAACCTACTATTCATTTCAGCACCAGTATTATAGGTAGTTGAACCTTTTTCGGTGGTCTTGTCAAACTTATAGGGTGTTACAGGGAAATTTTTATCAGTAAGTACAGAAGCCCTCCATGTATTATCTGTACTAAAAACTTCGTGTGGTTTTGTGGCTATTATATTATCGTGTTCGTCTTGAACTGCATCCCTATTACTAAAACCCGAATTTGCAACCTTATTTCTATATGCGGTTAGATAGTCTCCTTTCGGAATAAAACCTTGTGCCGTTTTATTGTCTATGTCTTTTATTTGAGCATCTTCTCTCCCTTTTTGTGCCTTTGTTATATTTTGAATATCTGTCATTTGCAATCCATATTTGCCATGTGCAGGTTCATCTCCTAACATCTTGGAGTTAATTTGTTGATTAGCCAGTTCTCCAATTTTTCGGGCATCTACTTCATAAGGGGAACTAGCTTCTGTTGCTTTCAATGCCAATAGTCTCTTCCTTTCAGCTTCTCCCTTAGCTTCCTCTTGTGCTGCTTGTTTATCTTTTTGAGCTTCTACTCTTTGGTGTACGAGCGCAGCGGCTTGAAGATGCGCCTGTGGTACTTGTATTACCTCTGGTACATCATAATATGATAATGGTGCAGTTGTATCGTATGCCATTTTTAACTTGAATATGATGTGTTCATTTGAGCGTCATTCATATCAAAACCTCCGCTACCTTTATTTTTCTTTCCTTTCTTGGATGCAGACATCCCATTTCCATACATACTAGCTCCGCTACCTGCCATGCTACCAACACTTGTGCCTGATTCAATAGCACTATCCGCCCTTTCTCGACTTCTTTGGGTATAGTCTCTAATCATATTAGTCTTTTCATTAATAAGACTAGCGTAAGGGCTAAATGTGTTCTGATTCCATTCTAGTGCCTTTTGATCCGCCATATCAGCGTTTGCTTTTTGCAAATTACCAGTTTCATTAGCATATAATTGCTGGTAGTCTTTTCTATTCTCAGCACCTTTTATATTCATGTCAGTAGTAGCTTCGTTCTGTGCGTTCATTGCCGAACCGTATAAAGCCGCCATTCCACTAGGAGAACTGACTCCCTGTTGAGATGCCAATGCTGTTTGATTTGCCGTGTTGGCATCAATCCTATTTTGCATATAGGACTGCCCTGCCAATTGCGATGTCTTAGTATAAGGCTCGTACCCCTTTACTATGCCAGTTTGCAAGTCAATATTCTTCTGATATTCCTCTGGGATGGTATATTGAGGCCTATTCTCCCTTAGCTTGTCTTGTTCTTTTTTGGCATTTTTGGCATTTCTATCTGCTTTATATGCCTGATAAGCCTTTACCGTAACGGCTGCCGAAGCTACACCTGCTGCTACCCATGTCATATCTATATATTTAGGTACTTCTTGATATACGCAAAGATAATATTTTTCAGGCCAATCCTTTTTGTTCTGAAAGAATCGTACTCTTGATAATCCTTTGCGATAATATCTCGCTCTAGTTTTTCAAGGTCTTGCGTATTTGTAGGATTGTGGTGTATTGTTACCCATACCGTGTCGGTGATAGTTTGCACCACCCTTTTGGTGCCTGCTTTTGAAATCATAGACAAAGGGGCGTCCAATTCTTCCACCCCTCCAAATTCCGTAGCCACAACAACCTTTCCTTTTAATAAAAAATTGGGATGGTCGTGTTTGTGTATCTTTCCTGTTAGTATTGTGTTGGCAGGTATAAATATCTCCCTTACATAAATACCATCCGAAAAAGAGTGCTTTAAAGGGCAATTAACACTATCACCAATAAAAGAACCGTCCATATTTTTGATAGAATCCTCTATCTCGATAATAGACTTCCTGTTGACAGATTTTGCCAAATACTTGTTTCTTAGTTTTTTAAGCTTCATTTGTTCCAAAGCTAAGAATTATCTGCGACAAAGGGATATACAATATGTGCTTCTCTTTGTTTTTGACAGCACCCTCCTGTGCCAATTCCGTATAATCACGCTTGCCAATATACCTGTCAAACGCAACAGGTCTGGCAAGCTTTGATTTTAATAATAGGTTTATGTCACGATGATTGCGCTCGCACAAACGTATCGTTCCTTCTTGCAATACCTCTCTAAAAAAATAATTGTAGAATTTGTTTATATAATCACCTTCCCTGTATTTTATAGAAAATGCTATATCCCAAATATTATTATGCTCAAATGCAATATACCCAAACAATATATCGTCTAAGTATATGGAGTAAAATACAGTCTCTCTCGGAACATCCCTTATGGTATATAGCGAGGTGTATTGGCTAGCTTCCGCATGATCGGTAGGGCTTTCGTAATGGTATTTCAAGAATAAATTGACATCCCCAAGAAATACCTCCTTGATAGTTTCGTCAATATCAAACGACTCTTCTAGCCTAAATGTCATTTTGCTGGACTAGGATTGCTTCCTGATAGAATAGTTTCAGTACCATACAATACCGATAAATAATCTACATTATTACCTAATTCCAAAGATATTACAAAGTGCCTAGATTTCATATCATTACGAGTATTCGTATCTACTTTTATAGGATACAAATATGATTCTTCTCCGTAATCGGCTTTCAAGGTCTCTGATACTTGCCTTGGTTTTGTAGATTTCTTGCATCCCTCCACCTTCAACTTCCATTCATCTTGAGAATAAACTCTTTCAGAAATAGAGTTCACTGTTAAAAAAGGACTAGATTTTGCCACGTAGGATATTTTACTTTTTACTTTTTTATCCTGCAATGTATTGTAGTCGCTTCCTTTCCTGTGAACATAAAGCACTCCATTTTTCCATGATATAAGATACCTATTCAGTGTAGCCATCCAATCAGGATTCATGTCATAGAATGTACTGAACTTATTAGCATCTTCATTGAATGCCAAGCATTTCGGATTTTGCTCGTTAACCCCTTTTATACAGATAACATATTCGTCAAAATATGGGTCGTATGCAGCTACATTCTTTTGTGTTGTGGCATATATTTCTGATGCCTTATGTGACACATAGCTATTTGTGCCATATTGTTGACTAATCGCTGTCAATCCATCCGTACTATACCTCCACAGGACTCCTTTTAACAAATCAAATCCTCTTACTGTTGTTCCGAAAGCATGTACTGACTCTGGGTTTATACTTCCGAAGCCTCCTGCTAATAGGTTATATGTACCAAGAATAGCGTTGTTAGTCACTAATTGCGTACTTCCATCGGGGTTTTTTATTTGTGTCTTCCCAATGTAAACGCTGTAATTATTGTATTCGGTAGTCACTAGTAACACCGATCCGTTTACTTCAAAATCCCTTGCAACAGTCAGTTTAGTGATAGCCCCAAGTTCCATAGGGTATGTTTCCTTTGAAAGAAACTCAAAGGTGTTTAGCCCATTTAGTTTTGTTCCTTGAGAATAAGCATTACTATAAGCTAGTTCTGATATACCTAAGTTTTCCCCCTCTGTTTCGGTATCTATTGTATTCGGCCTTCCAATATTATGCGACCATGTTTCAAAGAACTTTTCAGAGGATGCCATTGCTTCACAGTTGTCTGACACTCTATATTGTGTATCGCCACCAGTAATTGTTATAGTTTTCCCTACTTGCGAAAAGTCCGTACCGAACCTGCGCTTACCATTCACATCTAAGGTAATTGGATTCAATTCTCCTACCTCATAATAGAACTGTGTTTCGGTAGATTTAATGGGAGCAAATAATTCAAATATAGCACCAGTGGTACATGTTGGCAATACCGTAGTTCCATCCCATTCAATATAAAAATTACCACTTGTACTATCTAATTGCAATGGGATATTGAAAAAACCTGCTCCTGATGGGTTTCCTGCTGCGTCTACTGTCCTAATACTGCACTTATCCCCCGTTGAATACACCCATGCTATTTGTGGTTTTGTTGGTGTTGCAAACGTAGAAGAGAATATTATTTTATGATTTGTACTGCTACCATCAATAGTTACATGTACCTGCTGGAACGATCCTTTATTGTTGCATTTTGTCATTGCAATCGCCCAATACTCACACCATTCAGGCAACCCTTCTGTACTTCCACCTACTAATTTAAAGCCTACTTGTGTTGCCTTGAAAGAGCCATTTCGTTCAATAGCCGTAAAACCTCCCAATGGATAAGTAAACGTTCTCCTTTGGTATCTATCATACAACTCCACTCCTACTCCATATGTCCCTCCACTTTTAAAATAACATCCATTATCTATTAATGGGTCTGTTATTAACGATGGTGTAAAATCTAACGCTTGGATGAGAGGTACATTATTAAAACCTGTTTTATTATTCCCCAACATCAACCTGCTATTCACTAGTGCCATCGCCTGTGAAGTACGTGGCACATCATCATAGAACCTATTTGTCTCTAATGTGGATATTACAGGATAAATAGAATCATTGTAGAAATCATAGTAAAAATCATTTGACTGAACAGTAGGGAATGTTAATCGCTTAATTAACTTCCAAGGCTGTGAGTCCTCGTCACGCATCCCTATTTCAATATAGGCTATTAGTTTTTGAAAATATGGTGCTTGCCTGACCTCCGATGGGTTCATGCTTAACCGCATCTTTTTCAGGTTAGTATCATAGCCATAAGCTACCATTCTACTAGGCATCGACCATGCACTCTTTTGATTTCCAAAGAATACGTACCTATAAATGAACTGATAATTTTTATCCTCAAAAGACGAACTGCTTACGGTAGCGTCTTCCATTAGGGTCGCAATTATTGTAGTATCAGGTTGTGGTTTTATAAGGGTTGTATACTCGCCCATAAATGACTGATATACTCCTTGTTTTGCCAATGAAACAAAAATCTGCCTCACCTCACCTACTCCATCAGTCCATGTTAGCATGTCGCTAAAATAGTTGGCTGATTTAATATCGTCTCCAAAGCCAAGCACAACACCACTTAATACTTGTACTATGGCACTCGTCTTTAGGTTGAACTCATAAATGGCATCATTAGTGCCTTGTGTATCTTTTACGAAATAATACAAGATACTTTTTGATTCATAAGGTGCAGCACAAATGGTTTTATATCTTCCAGTAACATTATCCAAGTAGGTATTTAGGATTGGAAGTGTACTTTTTACATTCTCAACCGCACCCATATTGTCCGACTCGGAGAATCCGATACGCACATTTTCGGCATAGGTATAATCACCATCTTTCATGAACGATGGGTTAATATCCATGTTCATGCCACCTGTAAATATGTTTATTGCAGAAGCTTGTGCCATTATATGTGTGGTGTCATTCTGTACCCTGCCCTTACTCCATTCACAATATCTTTCATCGTGATACCTGCGGTTCTACGTTTTATTTCCAAGAACATGTAATGCAGGTCAGATTGTGTTCTATGTTTTAGTCCATCAGGAACGTCCAGTCTAAACTTCATTCTTTCGTAGTGTACAAATTGCACCAAGTAATCAAATACTTTCGGGTCTACTTGTGTAGAACCATTGCATACACTACCATCGGTAATATACTCCAAGTAAATGTATGGTGCTTTTACGTTGCTACTGAACTGTAATTGACGTGCCTGTTTGTTTTCTCTAAAGAACCCTTTACTAGGTAATCCTGAATATAACCCATACAACCCATCGTTCCAATTCCCTTGACTTGGATAAGAACCATAAAAGTTAGTAAAGTAAAACGGAGTATATGCCTCTAAACTAATTCCATTTGTCAAGTCATCAACGCTAGGGTAATGTACGTTTGCAGTCTTTTCGCCACAATCCGTTTCGTCTTGAAATAGTGCTATGTCATTGGCTATTCCAAGTACAAATATCTTGTCCCCATATTGAACGCCAACCTTCACCCAATCGACACAATCATCAGGCAAATCAATAGCGTAATAGCTATTCATAGCAACCTTAATGGTTTTTACCTCTTGTAATACCTCTTGTTGCAAACCCCTTAAACCTGCTTTTGCCCAATTGATATACGTGAGTATCTTGTGACCACTAAAGTCTTCTAAATCAGAGGCTACCTTTTGCGCTACTGCCGTTATGGTGTATTTATCGTTTGTCATCTCCTAGCAATAGGTTGTGTCTTTGATTCGTTTTGTGCATCTTTTGTCAAGTCTTGGCTTGATGCGCTTATTGCCATAAAATAATTAATGACCTCTTTTCTTACGTCAAACTCCACACTAGGATCTAAAGGATATTCGGCATCTGCGTCCACACTTGAAGCACTAGAAACGATAAGTCGCATAAAAACTCTAGGAGCATCGGTTTCGTCAAATCGTTTTGAATAATAAATACGTGAACCTTCTTTCCAACAATATACATTCCCTTCTATTTCTTGTTCTGGCTGTAGTGTCAATTGGTTTCTATTTACTACATAGTATTGATTGTTCCTGTTACGCATTCCTGACACAAAATCAACGCCTCTACCATTGGGTAATGCTATTGGCTTTGCAGGAAGATTACTGTAACAAAAAGCATAATCTTTATCAAAGAATATCTCTAAATTCTTGAACTCCAAAGCATACTGATCTGAAATATTCGGATCACCTAGTTTCATGTTTTCCAACATGTTCTTCTTAGCATAGGCATTGGTTACACTATCAAGAATAGGGTAAATATCCCTTTCTTCATATTGCAAATCCATACCTATGGTATACTCGGCTAGGTAATTCAAGATTATTTCAGCGTGTTCTCTCTTTGTCATATCCCAGTGTTTTCTTTATAGCGTGAGAACTCGGTTATGGTATCGGAAGAAACGTGAATGCCTACATACTGACAAATCATTATACACAACTCATTATGACAATCAACTGGGGCTTCCCAATCCTTGCTTGTAGATGGGCTATAAATAGCGTCACCATTAACATCTAGCGTGTACCCAAAGATAGCCCCATCAGGCTTTTTGATATAATGCAATGTGGGTCTTGACGTGGTTGTAGGTGCGAAATAAGCAGTATTGCCTACAAACTTCGCAATAGGGTATTCATTGGTTGGTGTTCTTGTTACACTTCCAACCCTAGACCCAAACTCGTCATCTTCCAGTAACTTTACCTCTACCGATTTAGCCGTTGTACTATACACTAGCGTAGCATTCTTTTTTGGGAACGCAGGTATTCCACAATCCAATGATTCTGTCGTGTTTGATGTGCTAGAAGAACTAGAATAATAATCAGCAAAGAACCCTATCGGATGTAAATAGTCAGAAGGTAAAGCTGCACTTCCGTTACTCAAAGATGTGAATACATACGTTTTTTTGTACGGTCTTAGGTTATCCCTCATTCTTTGGGACATTCCAAATCCATAAATAGGAGTAGCTTCGTTTCTTGTGTATTGCTTATTATTGTTGTAATTCTTGAACACAAATTCCATTTCGGCACGTTGCATTAGGTCAGTGAAGTATTCAGGTTTAATGAATCCTCCACTGCTAGATTTGTTTGCCAAATATTGTACGAAAGAATATGCTTCTCCTGCGTTCATTTTAGTATTTTATAATCCAATAACAAACAGTAGAGGGCTGAAAGTTACTAAAAGGAGCGTCGCCAGTTGCGGTATTTGTTCCCATTGTGACATTAGTACTTATATTTTGGACTGCTGTATTTGCCCCAGGAATCAAGACAGTTCCACCCCCTCCACTGTTCCCAGGAACTCCCGTAAGTGGAGTAATCCCTGCAAGGTCACTAGTTCCTGCTCCGTTCACGGTAGGATATGGACATACCTCAGGAAGGTTTTCTGCCAACAGTATAGTGGTTACAGCACCATATGTCTCTCCTAGTTCATTTATATTTGCATTATCAGAATCTCTACCAACAGGTACTCTTCCTGTAAGATTGGGAACACGAAATTGACCAGCAGGGAGGCCGTCATTAAATTTATTAGTTCCAGATGGGCATAATAAATTATATAATGGAGTTAGATAGGTTTGTACTGCTATATCATAAGGCGCCCCATTACAGAAAAGCCATCCTCCAGATGGTAGGGTTGGCGAAAACCAAGGCATACAGAACCCCGTAATTATTGTCGAATCTCCCCATGAAGAATTTAATCCATCATTTATTAATACCTTATTTGCTGTACTCGAAGAGATATAAGGCACATTCAGCAACGACCCTAAAGCTACCCTCCAAGAAGCAGGAGTTCCGCTGCCTACAACCCTTGTCACATTAAACGTTAATGTTGAACCTGAATATGAAGCAACAACACCTTCAATATAATTATTATTACTAGCTGCGTCCGTAGCCCTGACGGGAATCCCAAACTTATATGCCAAACCAGTACCTACCGATAGCCCAACATTGTTCCCAACCATTGACTCTGTAATTGCCAATGAAGTAACAGATGTGGTATTGTAAATTTCATTTACAGGAGTTTGTGGTGTCCAAAGTCCACTTGCAACTGTCAGCACTTGACCTTCCGAGCCTACGCTTGGCAATAAATTAGGCTTAATTTCCAGCCCAATTAGGTTTAGCACCTTATTAGATAGTCTTACCCATGTTTTTTTATTGACCGTATCAGATGTATCTATTGTAGGTCTAAGTGTAGAATCTGTTTCTACATTAAAGCCCATTGAGTTAAGATTCGTCTTTGCTGTATTGTCCAGTGCATCATCAGCCGTTCCATCCGAATCAGTCGTGCCGTCAGTAACACTTCCGTTAATCAATGAACTTTTGCCGTCAATCCCCTGAATACCTTGCTTGCCTTGTACTCCTTGTGCGCCCCTTAGCGATTCTTCATAAGAATTGGCGTTGGCATTACACCCATCATCACAACCGCCTTTATCAAAATAAATCCTTTTCATTAGTCTACTAATTTTCCGTTTCTAAAAGTTACATGGGTCCCTTCTCCAAACACTTTATCTATTCCATTACTTATTCTTGTAGACTGAAATCCGATATGGTCTGTAAGTTGCTCTTCTGAAAGAATTTGATTTACCCCTAATATTTTAGTCACCAATCCAAATTCATCATCCCAAGCATGAAACTGTCCACGCCTATACAATTCCATTGTCCCTTTATAATGAAACGAGTCTTGAAAGTAAGGCTTAACAACTTCACTAGGCAATTCCCATACCGACTTATCAATAAGCCTTTTTGCCGTTTTAGATGTTGTTGCCCACCCCCAGTATACAGCCCAATTTCTATACTCGCCAAATTTTAATACTCCATCCTCTTTTTCAAGCTGTGACATGTATTTATCTAACTTCTTTGCGCTATTTGGCTTTAACACAATATCATCTTCCCATACATAAAAAAAATCTTCCTTCTCAGAAATCCAAGCTAAAGCAGAGTACATGCTCTCCCTTACTCCCAACGCTTCTTTTGGGTATCTTACTTCTTTCGCTCCTTGATACGATATGATTATTTTTTTTACAGCCTCTACTTGTTTTTGGCCTTCAATATCCCCTTCTGGGGCATTGTGTATATGAAAATAAACAATAGAAGGATTTAGTTGTTTTAATGACTCCAAAGTCAACTCTAATTCAGTTGTTCGTTTGTATGCCAATATGAGTACTGGGTATCTTTTCATATCATTAACCTGCGTAATACCATTTATCTACTCCATCACTAATAAACCTCATTATAGGCCTATTAAATGACGCTCCTCCAATATTTACCAACGTATCAGAGCCACTTAACAGTACTGTGATAGTACCTGCCGATATAAGTATTATTTCCACATCTTCGCCATGTAATCCTACTGCTAGTGGTAATGTTATAGTATTTGTTCCGTTTATAAGAGTTTTTCCAGTAGAAACCTTATAAGCATAAGTAGACCCAATTTTTAAACCACTCCTCCCTAGTTTTATTAAAACATACCCATCAGAATCCTCGCCATCATATGTTTTGGAAAACAAATAGGTAGCTCCAGCTTCCAATCTTTCACTGTATGTACCATCTACTAACAGCGTGTGCATCCCGACTCCATTACAATCAGTTTTTATAAACAGAGAACTTCCTGTTATCGCTCCAGTTGTACTTATTGATATTGCATATCCAAGTTGAGATGTATTAGATATAGGTACTCCAGTTAGCCTTAAATCAAACAATTTACCTGCATTACTAGCTAGTGAAATAGGTTCTGACACATAATAGTCTGATGATTGATAAGATACGGGTGTAACCACGACATCTACGTCAGCAACCAAATAAGGTAACCCAGAACCTGCAATTTTCAACCAATTCGTCTGATTAGTTACATCTCCATAGACGTTATCTACCTTTGATATGTATACAGCAAAAGGGCTTGTGGTATATACTGGGAATCCTATTGGATAAACTAAATCTACATTAACAAGCACTGCTCCAAGCAAGTCTATTATTTCATTATAGGTACTTCCTATATCTTGCTTTGCAATAGAATAATCTACTGTTTTGTCTGTTATCCTAGATGCAACAGTAGCTTTTTGGGCAACTTTTATATTATCCATTATTCAAATTCTACGTCAAATTCCATTGCAAATAACCTATTATCGGATGTTGTCTCGTTTGGTGGTGTAGAATACTTATTGTAAGTACTCCAATCTTTTCCCCATTGCGATAATATACAACATATATCTTGTCCTCCATTCACTTGATAAAGCAATTGCTCCCCAATCTGAGTAGATTCTACTTTTTTAGTATGTAATTGAGCGTTCGTTAGCATTTGTATATCGAAACGTAAGGCGCACAATTTTTAGGTATCTTTTCTAGGAAACACTGGGCCAACTCATATTTCCCTAATTGTTTCGCAAAGCAAGCATTTTCAATACACTGCATTACAAACATATATTTCTTGTACAAATCATCGCCACACTTAGAAGTACATCCGCAAGGACAAGAATCTTTTATACCAGCTCCCAAGTCATACAACAACTTCCTTCCGTTATTGTCTTGTATAAAATAGAATTGACACAATTGGTAGTAATCTACCGATTGAAACTCACTTAGCGTACTAATAGCAATCCATGATGTGCTAACCGAAACGGCATCTAAATTATAGTCTATCAGTGACTTATAGAATGTATTGCTTGTTTCTTCAAATACTAAATCGTTAGTATTATAACTAGTTCCTGACACATATAATTGTGCCATGAATAAATCTAGTCTATACAACCCATCTCTAGGTACATCAATATTGTACTTCAATGCCGAACGATACGAGTAGGTTCTTGGCGTATAAGTATAAACCGATCCATCGGCTCTTGTATTGGTCAGGAATGAAGCATAGGCATAGTCGCCACGATATGCGTTTACTCCACCATAGCCATTTGGATTAGTGTCAAAAACAAAATTGCCCGTTTGGTCATTCAATGCAATTGTCTGTACACTAGAATCACATGACATTCGCATCTTTAGGTTCAACCCAAGAAATGCTGTATTGTTGGTAACAGACTGTACAAGGCTTGCTCTTTCTAGCGTTGTTACTGGGAAAGATATGGAACTATAATTATCCCCTTTTAATGGGACATCTTGGTAGTCGTCAGAATCCATCTTCCTCCACCAAGTTTGATTATCTAAAGCGTGTCCATTATTAGACCCTGCGTTAGATATATAAATACACCCATCAACGGGATTAAATACCCAATCACCCAATCCATAAGGATAGGTATTGTTGTATGCTAATATGGCAAATGAATAAAATGTATATGTGGCATTCATTGGGAGTGTTACATCCCAATAAGTATCAGTAGCAGGGTTTAGATAATTTCCTGCTACTGGACTGCTATAATATGGTGTCGCACTTGTTACGGCTTTGTAAAAAAGGAACAATCCCCATCTACTAGGAGACGTTGGAATGCTTGATGCTGTTATAGTTACCGACCCACCTAAATAGCCTAGTGGGGAAGCCGATATAGTTAATGCCATCTATCCTTTTCTTTTCACAAATGTAACAAACGATTTTGAATCGCTTTTTAAGCAGTAACCTCCTCTAAAACAGGCTCTACTTCATCGGCAGGCATGTATGGGTGGTGCTTCGGTTTATTTTTGAACTCTAGGTTTTTCAACGCCCTTTCGTTCTTTGGGTCAAGCAAGAATTTCACAAGTGCTTTATCTGGGTCTGTGTCAGTAATAGCGTTGTAAGCCATTAATTTTACAAATCCATCACCACTTTCAATCTTCCATGTAGCAGTTCCTTTGTCATTCTTGATAATACCCTTCAATTCCGATTCTGTTACCAATACTTCTACTTTTACATTGTCTTCTACATTTGTATGTAGGAATGACTTTGGATAGTTCTTGGCAAAGATAAAGAAGTCGTTATTGATGGCAGTTGAATCTTTCCCATTAGGGTCGAATGACGCAAATTTTTCTTCCTTACAAATAGTTGATAATACAAGTTTCTGTCTTGCAAAATCGGCTCTTTTAGCTACTTCCAATGCTTTAGAAAGTAACATGATTTCGCCTACCTCGTTTCTGTCACGACCTGAATGTAATGTAGAACTAGATTCTTCCCATTTAATCATTGGTTTTGCACCTTGACGTTGAAGGAATTTTGGTTTTGACATATTGCCATCGCCAAACATCAAGTAGGCAAGCTTGTTTATCTCGTTCACTTGCACATAGCAGTGACTTTGAATAAACTCTACTGATTGCACTGTTTCAACGCTTACTTCACGTTGTTTATCGTCATCCCAACGAATATCTACATCCGTTACGTTCCTGACAATCTTTACAGGTTGTTTTTTGTCGTATGGGTCGTAGATGTCTGTCTTGGGTGGTAAATATGCGTTCTTACGCATCAATTTAGGTGGCGATACCGTTTTATCAATAGCATCTGCACCCTCTAGTTTGAATACAAATGGAGTAGTTAGTCCTGTTGCCGAATCGGTGTGGAATCTAACTCTATCTGCGATTCTCTTATCAAGAACCTCTTGCAATTTTGGTGATAATGATTTTGCTGACATTCTTATTGTGGTTATGTTTTGGTATTATAACAAAAAAAAGAAAGGGAGGATATTTCACCTCCCTTATCAAATTAAGAAGCGTAAGACAAGACGAAGTTTCTAGCAGAGTGTGTTTGCGCTCCGATAGATGCTTTCCAAGCGTAAGTCTTAACGTCATTTGCATTAGTAGCAACTGAACCGTTATAACCTAGAGTCTCTACTGCAAAGTAAGACTTGCCTTTGTATGGACGTACACGTGGCTTGTACCTCATCATAAAATACTTAGATTCAACTGGTTTATTATCCACCATTACAGTAGAAGCACCAGAAGGCAAAGTAAGGATAGTAGATTGGTATTTAGTACCAATAACACCCAATGAATAAGGGTCAGAAAGAACTTTCAACGGAACAATGTCGTAGGTATTGTCGCCAATCTCCATTCTGTTTACACGTGTATTAATCAATTCAGGACTAACGCCATCAGGACGATTCTTTTTGTAATCAACCTTCAAGTCTTGTAGTTTCTGATTTGCTGTCAAACCTACAAATTGAGTATACTCGTTCCCAGAGAAGTTATTACGAGTGATTTTCTCTAATTGATCGTAGTATGCTTTAGAGATGGTAGAACCATAAGGCAATAGAGTAGCATATTTTTCAGAAGTAGTATAAAGACCTTCCGTGAAGTAAACTGTATTACCAGAGGCATCAGTAGTAGAGCCACCTTTACCATTGAACGAAGCCAACATAATTGCCCTCATCATTCTGATTTCCGCTTCGTGTGCTTGTTTTACCCAATAACGATTCTTAGCAGTACCATCAGGTGCATTAAAAGGGAAATCAACCCAAGTCTCATTAGTTTGAGAGTTGAATGTAACCTCATAAGTCTCTGTGATATTTTGGATTCTATTCGAGAATTTAGATACACTTGACATTATAGTAGAACCCAAACCAGCTCCACCTTCTGTCCAACCGTTAGTGATAATTGGCAATGGCATACCTGCGGTGATATTAGCCACCAATGCAGCAACAGTAATAGCTGCGCCAGAACTGTCAGTGCCAATTGGTTTTACATCAATTGTATGTGCGCCATCAACACTTGTGTTTTTAGCAGTAATTAAACCTGACAAATAGTTTGGTAGTTCAATGGTTTCCCCAACACGGCCGTATGATTTCTTTCCACTATCTGTATGACTAGCTGCGTCATAAGTAATAGTAGCATAGGTAGTATTGTTTACTGGCGCACCAGCAGCAACAGGAACAGTAATAAACTTATCGTTTTCTTCCCAGAAGTATTGTTCACCCCCAACGATTTCGTCCATCATTTCCATTTGCTTCATCAAGCCCAAATCGTATTGGTCTTTGAAGGTCTGAATAAATTTACCCCAATATTGAGGTTTGTCGATATAATCCATCAACGACACCATGTCGGTAGATTGTCTCGTAATTGCGGAGGCTTGTGTATATGCCATTTTCTTTTTCTTTGATTTTTGTGGTTAATTTATTTTGATGCAAGGGACATCTCAAATGCCTCTTGTTCGGAAGTAGCCACTTGATGTGCGTTACTTCCCGCCGAAATAGGTTTCCCTGCTTTTGGTACGTTCTTTTGCACGTATTCCATTTCTTTCTCGTGCAATCCTCTCTCGTATGCCTTCCTTATCATCAGGTCGTTAAACGCTGCTTTTGTGATAAATTGTGCAACCGATTGTGGAGTAGCCCCATTAAGCAAATTTCCTTTTTCGTCATAATTTGCCCTGTTCGACAAGTAGTTGCGAACCTCTTGATTCACGATGTTTTGTTGATTTTCTGAAAGACCAACTGTAAACTTTCTAGCACCTGTTTTATCAAGCACTATGTCTACGGTCTTAAAGTTGGACAACACCTCATCGGCATTTTTAAGTGTTCTCTGTACCTCCGCTTCAAGCACTGTATTAATTGGGGCTTGTTTCTCGCTTGTCGCTTCTGGCTTAAAAGTCTTTATCGTATCTGCCAGCTTTCTTTTGGCATCAACAGAATCGAACTCTAGCTTTAAACTGCGTTTGCGAATCTCCTTTGCATCGTCATCAGGGTCAAGTGCGCTCGTATCGTAAGTGTCTTCGTAGTTCAAATCGAACATCTCTTCGGCTTTTGCCCGACCAAATGTTTTATTTGCTTGTACGTAGGCTTCTTTCAGAGCGTCCTTAGCCGACATTTTTTCAACGTCTAATGACTGCAAATGCTCAAACTCCGCTAATACCTTAGCATTTGTTCCATCGAAAGACTTTGCAAACTCAAATAACTTGCGTTGTGCATCGTTCTCAAATGGGTTTGCCTTTTTTGAAGCGTCCTCCAATTTGGCATTTAGTTCAGCTATTTGACTTTCGTAAGCCGACTGCTTTTGAAAAAAGGCATCTAAATCTTTTCCTGATTTGATGCCATAGTCTGAATATTTTTCTTGCAAAAACGTATCAACGTCTTGCGGTGTTTCTACAATAGGTTCTTCGTCTTCTAACGGAACAATGTCAGGTAACGAGTTTTCTTCAACTTTTTCTTCCTCTAAAGGAGCAACAGGAGTTTCTTCTGTTTTTGCTTCTTCGGCCACTGGTGCTTGTTCGGCACTTTCCCAAGAAGCTTCTAATGGGTCGATTTCGTTTTCATCCATTTTTGTTTCGATTTATTATGTTTTTGCGAAATATTATTCCGTTTACAAGCAAATTTATAGCAAAATAATTGATATATCAAATACCATAACTACCAAATAATATTCTGTATAACAGAAAAATCCCCTTACGACACCGCAAGAGGATTTCTGTTATAATACCAAACATAATATTTTCCGTACTACAACGAGAACCAACCTTTTTTTGCTGTTGCAGTTGCAGATATTGATTTTGTATAGAAAGTCTTGCTTCCACCTACAGGGATTGATACAGCTGTGTCAACTGCCAAAGCATCAATATAATCACCAGTAACAGGATAGATACTCAAAGCACTTGAAGCATGTGTGTTAAATATTGTATAACACAACCCTTTTGCGATTGCAGGAAGCGTATATTTTACGCCAGTAGCAGCCGAACCGTAAGTGATATAATTGATAATGTTAGTTGTTCCTGACGATGCCGAACCTACGTTTGTTCCTGCTACGTTTGCGCCTAGAACGGTAAGCCCAGTTGAAGTAGCGGTATTTACGCCTGCTAAATATTTTAGTGTAGCAGGAGATTCAAGAGCAGCGATGGTATCTGTAATACCACTTTTCATATACTTAACTTCTGCATTTGCTGCCGTTCCAAGGTATGATACACTTCTTAAAGCCACTATTGATTCGTAAACAATTTTAGCTTCGTCTTTTACTGCATCGTAAGATGTGATTGGGATAACTGGAGTATTACTTGTCATGTCTTTATCATTTTGATTTATGCAAAGGTAAATAAGAAAATTTATTTGCTTTTTTATTGCGATTTCATTGCGGAATCGAAATGTTTATCTACTTTTGGGCATAACATCAACTAAATGGTACTGACTCAATGGAAAGAAGAAAAGTCCTGTAATGGATATGGGGCTTTGGGAATTGTACTAATTGGGGGCGATGCAAGAATATTGTCTGTTGTAAAAGAAAAAGATGGCATTCTGTTTACAGAAGAGTGTGATGGCCTTTTCGCAATTATATTCCAAAGAAGATGCGAACAAAATGATTGACGAGTTAAAACAGTGGATTAATTCATAAATATGAAAGGAGTATTAGATAATTACATCATAGAACTAGATTGCCTGTATGAAACAGGTTTAATCGTAGGAAATAGTTCTTCGCAGTTCTTTGAGAAGACAATTTCATTGGATGAAAAGGATATTCTTTATAACCCGAATAAGTACAAGAAAACGTATGCCACAATTATTGCCACGCCACAACGATTAACTGAAAGGTGCGAAAAAGAAGGTGGTGCTACTGTATTTGAAGTAGGCGATACGGTTCACTTTTACTGGTCGGCACTAAACAAAGATCGTGAGATTGAAAAGAAAAAGCTTTGGGGTGAAGTAGACAAGAACGGAAACATTAAAATGTCGTTCACTTATCTGCTACCTGCTTGGAGGGCAATATGCGTTACTCGTGGCGAAGATATTCTGATGAACAAGAATTTTATCTTACTAGAGCCTATTTTTCAAAGCGAGGACGAAATTAAGACAAGTAGTGGGCTGTTTATACAGTCGGAAGTCAAAAAGCATTTGAATTGTGGTACGATTGTTTATTCAAATAACTATCGTGGATGTGATGTTTACTTTCTTCCTAACTCAAATTCCGAGGTGACGATAAATGGCAAAGTCTATTATGCCATGAAAGAATCGGATGTGTTTGCTATTAAGCATACTGATGAATTTGTGGTAGTAGAAGATTATATTCTTATTTCTCCTGAACCCGAAAAAGACAAAACAGAAGGTGGTGTGTTTATTCCTGAATCACATAGGAAGTTTCTTCCTAAAGGAGAAGTGGCTTTTATTGGGGATGAAGTATTGAATGTAAACGTAGGCGATTATGTCAGCTTTGAGGATTTCTTGGGAATATTTGAATCGCCTATTGGGGATTTTATTATTGTAAAAGAAAGCGGTATTGTTTATAAACATTCTAAATAAAGTAAAATGAAAAAGCTAATCTTATTACTCGCAATCGCTTCTGTATTTTCTTGTTCAAAAAAGAAAACAGAAGACCCACAACCACAAGTTAATACCGCTACGCCAGTTGTAGTGCAAGAGACTAAACAAACTCCATATTATAAGGACTTTACCCAAATTGGGCTACCATTCAAAAACAGTGGTTCATTGAACGTTACGTTTATCAGGCATGACGATGTTCATATACCGAAAGCTGACGTGTATAAATGGAATTGTCATTGTAATGGTAATAAGCCCGACTCTGTATTTGAAATCAGAATATGGTGGGTTAATTGTGTACCATATTCTGACTATTCATCTTTATATTTCAAAGAGGACGTTCAAACTGCGCATCCTAACGATCCATGCTCTTATTACTGGTTTGCGCCTAATGCTAAGTCTAACTTTTGGTGGTCTTACTCTCGCTAGCCTCCTCTTTCTTTTGTGCGACCTCTGATGCTTTTATCTGCATTTCGAGGTCGTGCATTTCTTGTTCCAATATAGTTCGCATTTGTTCCATTTGATTCTTCATCTCTTGGATTTTTTGGTCTGAATTTGAGCGTTGCGCCTCCTTCACTACCATTGCTTTCATGTTGGTATTGGCAACAGCCAATGCACCTTCGTTAGATACTTCTTTGCTTAATATTAAGCCTTCATTTATCTTCTCTTGTCTTACAAGAATCTGCGATGTCAAGAATGACTCTTTTTGCTTGAATATCTCTAAATCCAACTGCATTTGTTGCATCTTGGCATCATTCGCCATTTGTGCTGCCTGTGCCGATTGATCTTGCTGCTGTTTCATTTGCTCAGCTTGCATTGCCCTAGCTTCTGCCATGTTTTTACGGCAACGATTCTTAGCCATCAACTCCGCTTGCTTCAAGTTCTTTACATTATGAAGTTCTATGAAGTCGGAATATTTAAGACCACCATCTCCCAATGGTATTTGCGTTTGCCTATCAAGGCTGGCATAGAATGCAGCCCATTCTTCCTGTGTGGTAGCTGCTTCAACACCAATAATATACTCTCTATTCCATGCTTCGTTACTTGGTATTGACTTCCAGTAGCCAAGTATCGCTAATGATGTTCTGCGATAAACAGAATTGTAGGCACGATAGAAATACTGCAAGTTGTTATCAGTTGCTTGATTACTCATTTGCATTACCCCATTCAGTGTTCCTGCTTTTGGTGTAGAGCCGTCCGACAATTCATTGATGCCGCAAATGCTGCGTATCATACTAATACTAAGATTGATAACATTCTCAAAGTCGGTAGATGTCAACCCTTGGTTTAATATATCAATAGCTTTGCCTATATTTTGGTCGTGCACGTTTCTTTTTGATTTAGAAAGCACAATACCATTCACAGTAAACAAATCAAGTGCGTGTTTCCAGTTGGGGTTCGTTCCGCCTTTCCCAAGCGTAAGGTCTGCTAATAGGTCAATATTAATTTCAAGTAACCCATTGTACCCTTTTCCGATAACGTCTTTATATCTTGTCCAAGCAACCGAAATCATTTCCAATGGCTCTCTTATTTGGGCTACCATAGAAACAACCCTGCCATTGCGCATGTTTGGCGCATAAACATGGTAGTCAAGTCTTACGTCATTGCCTTGTTGGATAATTCCGTAATCATAAACATTCTGAGTACCAACTACCCAAGTTCCTCCGTACTTAGTTTTTATACATGTTTGAATGTGTATTTTTTCCCCAGCATCGTAAAAAGGTTTTTCTTCTGGCGCAATAGAGAAATTTGCTTTCTTTTTCTCATGCCCCCAATTGCCATTCTTATCTTTCTTTTTTACGTAGTTCTCAACATCTTCCTCTAAGAACTGGAAACGCATGATTTTTACATACTTGACATTTCCTGTTGCTTGCGGAGTAATGAAAGTAGGGTTTTCCGATGCCATACCCATACTTGTGGTTGTATGGTTTTTAATGACATCAAATATTTGCGCCTCTGTTAATGAATCTTTTGCTTCTGCATAGAATTGATCTACTGTAATGTAATCAATAATACCTGCATGTGTCAGTTTATTAAAGTCTTCTGATTCGGAATAAGAAGAAACAAAACGGTTCATAGGAAACCATTCTTCCCTAATAGTGCCGTATTCGTCTACAAATGTCCTGACTCCAGATTGCCCCTGAACAATCAATTCCCAAACAAACTTACTTTTTATCGCATTCCAATCGTTGAGATTATGGATAGCCTTCAACTCCAATTCGGCTTTCATTGCCTCATGGTGTTTGTAGGTAGTAGTCATTATCAATTCAATGTCTTCTTGCGTTTCAGGAAGCTCTTCAATACCTGACTCTTTACGTACTTGCTCCACCTGAACACCAAGACCTGCATAGAAGTCTTTTAATTTGACGTATGCTTCTAATTCAGCTCTTATCTGTTTCTTTTCATTAACAGAAGTAGCATCTATTACATCCACCCCAATCTCATATTCGAAATTCATCAATTTCCCATGAACATGGTTGACGAACTTTGGACAAAGGTTTACTAACTGTGGATCAATGCTATTTATGCCGTATGAAGAAAGCAGGTCGTTATTTCTAGCTCCTAAAAATCTGGAGATATTTTCCCTGAATTGAGATGGCCTACCAAGAGCCAAGTCCATGTTTTTGATATAGTCTATCGAGTTGTACCCTACCCCTATTGGGGAGTTCGAGTAGGTAGACCACATATTACTAACAGCCTTATACCCATATTCAGGCTTTACCTTTTCCTCTATTGGAACTATACGACCTTCCTGTAATCCTAACATGTACTCGCTTTTTGCAAAATTAAACAATAATACCTATATACTTTTTAGTGTCTTTTGAAGATGGACAAATCAATCTCTGGCTGTTTTTCCTCTATCTTGTCGTCTTGTTCAGCCATTAATGTATATCCCCAAGCGACCGCATAGTCACTCTCTAAGGTATTTTTAGGGTCGAACTTTAAAAGGTCTTCCACCAAATCTTTAAATGGATGCCTGTGTCCATAATACTGAACATCGTGTGCAATCATGGCCGTATATGCCTGAGTAAGCCCCTGCGATGCTGGTGTTCCGTCAGTGTCTTGATTCCAGCGAGAGCTTGTTCGGGTAATTGCTGGACGTTTCATCACAAAAGCTGCATACCCTCTTTTTTGGAAGTGCTGAATCATTGCTTGACCTCTAGTTGACTCAATATGTACTTTACATCCATAGAACCTACATAATCTAATTACATGCTCGTAAAATAAGATTGGGTCGTGCGGTCTGTAATCGTATTGACACTCTGGTAGTCCTGTCTTGTATTCATACTTATCCAACATGCGCTGATGCTTTTCTTGCGGAGTCAACTCGCCTTCCAAAGCAACGCTATACTTCCGTTTTACATAGGCGACTGGTCGTGACATCCTACCACCCGACCCCACCCCATAATCAATAGGGTCAACTCCAATGCAGTAGTTTACATCATTCAATGGCTCAAATCGGAAATCTCCTGCATCAACCCCATTATCAAACACCAAATTTGCTTCTTTATCTAGGTCTTTAGGAAGTGTAGATACCTCGAACTTCCCCATCTTGTCGTGGACAAACATCACTTTGCTATCTTCCACGCCACCTTCCCAAATGAAATCTACGGTAGTGGTCAATTGTGGATTTTCATAAACCCTTTGAAGGTTCTCTTGCAATATCCTAACATTGAAACAGCACTTATCGGCAGGTAGATAAAAATACTCATTTACCGTCAATGGGTACTGCCTACATACCATTGTGTATTTAGAAGGATTGTCGGCATACGACTCCCTATCCACTTGTAATGCTTTGAGGTTTTCATCGCTGCGAGGCATCCCATATTGGTCGTAGCTATAAGCATGATGCGAAGGAAGAAACGCAAAATAAAGACCAGACTTAGTTTCTCCATTTGCCTTGCGTTGTCCACAATCAGAATCAATCACCAACTCTTTGAACGACTTGGCCTTCTCGCTTATCTCATCTGATGTACTTGCGTGGAACGCCTTTCCGTTTCTTCTACGTAATGCTGGCTTTACTTTCTCGTGCCTTTCATAAATGTCTACTTCCGTTACCTTTCCTGATTCCTCTCCAATATACTGGGTAAGAGTTCGGCCATTGTAAAAGTTGATATTAGAACCACCAAAGTCAACCTTACCATTCAGCGATGCTTGTAATTCATCCTTACTTAAACGCTTATTCTTCTTTTTGGTGGCAACAAATTCAATCCCTCCCTTTTGCTTGCCATCTTTGTCGTACTGTGGCGTAAAGAATTCCACCAACCTATCGAAACCATAAAGAATATGCTTTTGATAGAACTCCGAAATAGACCTTTCGGTTTCTCCCTGCATCCCCAAGTGGCCGCCTATTGTCCTTGTGGCTGATTCTATTCCCCAGCCTCCAAGTATCACGGATTTGCCGTACTGGCGCATTGTTCCCAGAATACCACCTAGTGAACGTGGGTCGTTCATCCAATAGTCAATCCAGTAGTAAATCTCCCTGTCTGTATCACGGTAATGTACTTCAAATGAAACATCCCACCATTGAAGCACAAAATAATGAAGTCCCGTAATGTAGACTGGTAACTTCTGCCCACCCTGCATGATATACAGCCAACATCCATTTAGTCGCCTATCCCACTCCTGCTCAATATATTCCTCTTTCTTTGGATGTACATAAGGAGGTTTCTGTGGTTGATACTCCAACCCTTCTTCCAGTCTTTTTTTCTGGGCTTCATTGAATTTACGAATCTTAGCGTTCTCATATACCTCAATGTCGTTCCAATCATCCCATTGTTCAGGAAGGTCTTGCTTTACCCATTTACCACCGAAATCGAGTATTAAAGAAGAATCTGGGACTTTTGGCAGGTAAACGCATTCTATCCCATCTCCTTTGATGGAAGTTTGAAGGTACTTGAACGTATATGGGTTGCTAGTATGTTCGTACAAAATGTTGCATTTCGATACAAAATTGCGAATTTTACGTCATATACCAAATATAATTATGTCAACAGAAATAGCTATTACAGATTCTTGGCTCGTAAATGACGATTTACTTAATGCCTACGAGGAATTTTCCTCTTTCCAGCACAAGGAAAAGAAGCAAATAACTGACTTTATCCAGTATGCTTATAGTACCGAATCGCCTTACGTGCGCCAATACGAGTTTTTTAACGACAGGCTATCCATTATTTTCAAGAACCACCCAATAGAAGACAAAGAAATATGCGAGGTATTGGTTTTGCAAGGCACTTTGGAGAATATTGGCGAGGCGCAAGACATACCAAACCCTTTACAATTACAGATAGAGGACATGATTTCGTGCTACCTTTCCAGAATACAGCACAATTACAAATTTGAGCTTTACATAACCTACCAAACGCTATTTTCAGAGTACACACAAAAACTTAGAAGCAAGGTAAATTTTGTAATAGGTGACGATAAGGCTTTGAAGGCAATGGAAACCAAAGTAAAGATAACCCAACCTGCCAGCGACCTGATTGTGATTATCGACAAACTGCGAAAAGAGATTTTTGGCGACAATAAACGTGCTGCATCCATTTCTGACAAGAAAATATCACGAACGCCTGAATATTACGCTTCTTTGAAGAAAAAATAATTGCGATTCAGAAGTATTATAGCAATATTTGTGCGTATTTAAAGTTAGTCATAAATGAAACCATCTGAAAATCTATCCAAAATGCAAGATTTATTTCATGCTTGCGTTAATGATTGCGAAAAGTTTGAAGAAAAAGGAAACTTTCAGGCATCCATCCGTTTAAGAAACAACCTTTCCGAAATCAAAAAGCTTTGTACTGAAACAAGGGCTTTGATTAAGGAAGAAAGAGAGTCTGTAAAGTAAGTGAGGCGCCCACGCATAAAGCTAATGCCCGTCTGCATTGTTAGGCTAATTCTTGCTACTGATATGTCCGCCAACCAGCCGTTTCTTCTTTTCGGTGAAATTTAGCTATCATATGCACAAACCGAGTGGTATTAAAGTTATTCAAGGAAAGAATTAGAAGACCGTATGGCACTAACGATAAAGTGCCACTTTAACCACAATATGAAAAAGATACTAGCACTCGACATCGCAACAAAGACAGGTTGGAGAACAGAAACATCAAGCGGTGTTTGGGATTTAAAGCCAAACAGAGGCGAGTCCGATGGCATGAGGCTAGTCAGGTTTAAAAGTAAGGTTAAGGAACTGATACAATTAGAGGGAATAACACTTATATCATACGAAAGACCAGCAGGTATGCACAAGTCTAGTATAATGGTAGCTTCTGAAATGGTTGGCGTTCTAAAAGACCTATGTATTGAAAAGTCTATCGACCTCGCTTGTTATTCGGCAACAGAAATAAAGAAGTTCGCCACCGACAAGGGAAATGCAAACAAAGAACTAATGATTGCCAAGGCTATTGAATTAGGTTTTACGCCAAAAGACGACAATGAGGCCGATGCTATACATTTGTATAATTTAACTGTTAAGGATATTGGAAAGTAACGATCAAATAATTTACAGTAAAGCATAAAACCATGAGAGTTGTAGTTTTTTTAGAAAAAAGATTAATAGAAGCTTCTGAATACGCGCATAAAGAATATGCGCAAATGACAACTAGAAATCCATATGACATAACAGTATTATTCGCTGAACATCTTTATGCTAGTTATATTGTTGACACAATAGTAAAAGAGGGAATGAATACTGGGAAGACAAACGATATTTCAATGGAAGAAATTTTCCGTTAACAAAAAAGAAAATCAAATGACTCCAGAACAAGAACTAGAAGTACTGAACGAGGTTTATGTGGCCGATAGCCCATATGACACCCAATTGAACATCGCAAAAAGGATCAAAGAACTTTTGGACAAAACAGATAGCCTAACGAATAATTTCTCCTTACGTTTATGCTATCCATTTGTAACTAAATGCACAAAAGAAGGGAATTGTATTTATGAAGCTGTATGCGTTAACGGAAGTCACGGTAATGCAGATGCTCCATACGAAGCAAGATGTGTAAAATGCAAACAAACACCACCGCCATTCAATGAATGACAAGTCACACATAACCATTGTACAGTATTGTAAATGTGTAAAAAAGCTTACATACTTTAAATGGAAAAACAATATACTCACTTGTACCAAATGTAATAATGAAAGACCTAACAAGCCCTAATTACCCTATTCTACTGGATATATTCCAGCCTCTAGTCAGGCCAATAAATAGAGAACAAAAAAGGCTAATGATAGCGGAGTATGATCGCATATTCCCAAACCTATGGGCTGTGGAAAATTCATTCTACATTCACGTATTATGTTCCGACTACGATTATCAAACAATATATGCCTTTCATCAAAAATGGTGGGACGGGGTTATAGCACATATAAAATCAACACAGAAACCCACCCTATGGTATATCAGAGAAAAATCATTCACAAGAAGATTTAAAGGGGTGACTAACTAATCTCACCCCTCATTACTTTTGCTGGCAATGTATTCTTAAACAAATTCTTCATTGACATATCAATAAACCTCCCATTAAACGACAAGTATGGGTTAAATATCCAATACTTCTTATATTCAACATCAACCTCCTTTACGTCAAACTTGGCAAATACCCCCAAGTCAAACAACTTTTTAGTAACAGATATTACCTTATTCTTCCCTATCCCTAACTTATTCATCAACTCGAATATCGTACTCTCGTCATTCAACGGCCTTAAACTATTCGTATAAGCCCCAGCCATCAACGCCATCCTATTTGCAACGGCAAACTCCAACGTACTAAGGTGTCTCTCTAAATAAATCCACGCCTCAGTATGACACCTAGAAAACTTACCAATAGAAACCATTTCCTTCCCCTCTGGAACTCTACCTTTCCCAATAATAATAACCTCACCACTGTCAGAATTAACCCTCGCAGCGACCTCGTCATGATTCAACCCCACAGTCACACTATACCCTCTCTTCGCCATAAATAACTCAACATTTACAACAAATGTACCCAATTTTTCCCTAAAGAGGACAAAATATGCCACTTTTCTTCCCTAAAGAGGGAAGCTATCTATCTGATTATCAGGCAAAAGACTATTCTCTCTTCTTATATTCTTTTCACTCTTTATAACAGGTTACAACAACATTAATTCTCCCCACTTAGCATGTAAAAATAACCTAATCCCCAAGTTCGGACTATACTCCTCATACATATCCACGAACGAATCATACGCTTCCTCAAATGAACCACTCGATATAACCCCCTCAATAGCCAGCCAACACATCAGCACCGATGGACTCCTACTTTCTCCCTTGTTACAGTGAACCAAGCATGAACAATAGCTATCCCACTCCCAGCACAATCATCATGCGTACCAATCCAATAATTCCCAAAAACCCTTACCATAAGCTTTTCTTGCAAAGGTAATTATATGAAACTTACTTATCTGTGTGTGTGACAAACGATACGTCAAATATACCCCCTAGTACGCTCCGACATTGAAACGCAAATAAATGAACGGGGGGGGCTAATTTACTCCACGTTTTTATCAAGCATAATGTAACATATTATGTATCAAAGCTTTATTATTGCTATTAAAACTATATTACAAAGCTACAATACTATTAAGCGAACAAACAGAATTATATTTTGCATTAACAATATTACTTAATTGAAACATATTTAATCTAGCGTTGAAAAGTGCAATAAATAGCCAATTTTAGGACATTTATTTTTTACTTAATTTGGCGATTGACATTTTATATTTAGTTTCTTCGCTATGTCTAAACCCTACTAAACGTCCTTTATATGTACGTCCTAGATTAGTATAAGAATGTTTAATATTTTCGCTTATCGTTGACCATTCTAAATTATTTATATTATTATTACTCCTATTCCCGTCTATATGGTTCACCCAAGGTTTATTTGAAGGATTAGGAATATAGATAATAGCTACAAGCCTATGAATATAAAACCGCTTTGACTTACCATTCACAAGCAATGTTTGACACAAATATCCTGTTTCTTTACCGTTTACTACTTGCTTTGAAGGTTTCATATACCTATTCCTTTCAAAGCTATATATTACTCCATTACTAGTAATATGATAATTATAATAGTTCTTTTCCATATTCAAATATACTTAACATTGATTAATTAAACAAGTCGTAATTGTATTATTCTATGTATAAGGTCGTGTTTTCCCGTGTTTTTTCGATTAAAAATAGGATTTAGTTGTGATTGTGGTAGACTGTAACACCTTCAAACAAGCGTATTAAATGGGAATTCTAAACTATAAAGAATATTAGACCTATTTTTCTGGAAACAACGCTTTACTTGTTTGTTTTGGATAGCTTAAAAATGTTTCGTTTGCTATTTTAAAAATGGTGTTAATTGCTTCGTGTCCTAGGTCGGTAAGTTGGTAACTAGGTAGTTTTTGTGAATGGCTGTTTTTTGCGTGTTTTATTAATCCTAGCCGGTTTAGTTCGTTTGTTATTATTAGTCTATTGTGTTGTTTCTTTCTGCTTGTATAGTCGTTTTGCTCTATTGCTGCGTGTGCTATATACTTTGTGAATTGTGATTGAATGTAAATAAGTAATAAGTAACGAGTATGTAGCGTATTTAATACCAAACGTTCGTTTTGGTCTAGTGCTATTTGTTTGGCTGCTAAGAATAGTATTCTATTTGAATAAGCTAGTATATATAGTAAAGTGTTTAGGTCTATTGATTCAAGCCCTTCAATTAGCGGTTTTTTGTAGAATTTTCGATTTTGTTGTTTAATCGGCATATTTTTTTTTATTTCAAAGATACCTGATCCTTAACGAGTTGTAAAATACTTTCAAAATAATTGCCTCTATTCTTAATTAATTTTGCAGGGTTAAATTAATTATATACCTTTGTCATATCAGAAACGCAATTAACCACAAAGAAAATGGAAACAACATTAATCAGAATAGAGGCAATAAAATTATACGCACAAGGGTTAAGCCCTGACCGTATAGCGTCAATCCTTAATACATCGGTTGAAGTTTTGGCCGATTTAGTTAGCAAGTATATCACGTTTTAAATTGTATAATAATGGAAGTAACTTATAAATATCATTGTTCAGTCGTAAAAATCAACGATAAAACAGGCGGTTTTACTTGTTTAGGTTTCGTTAGTGGTAACTCGATAGCCGAAATTAGAAGACACGTAAAAAAGGACTCTAATTATAGATACCGCAATAATGGAATTATTACAATTACTGATAATTCATGTATCGATTTCAAAATGAACTCAAATTTAATCTAATCATTCACTATTTAATCATTTATTATTATGAACAAGGAAATTAAAGCATTATTTGAAGAGTTTTGTGAGGCTTACAACTTAAAAACAAGCGCAAAAACTAGGCGCGAGAATCCGGAACAAAAAGAGTTCTATTCTAACGATTTTATTAAAATGGATCATAATTCTTGTTATGGAGGTTATGTGCTTATGATTGTACATACGACAACTAGCCAATCCGCTTTCGATAGTCATTCACGTAAATCAAAGGGCGAAATGTGCGCTTATTTGCGTGGCTTACTAGCCGCTAAAAACTCTTTTAAATTTGAAGGTATTACTAAAACTGTTTAATATATGAAAGATTCGGAATTAATCATAATTAGAACTCAAGAAAGGCAAAATATAAGTGGTTTTGTCCCTGCGCAGGCTCAATTTGCAGCAATGAACCCCAAAAATACATTTATAGAAAAATTCTATAAGATAGAAAATAACACTCTTTTTTATTGGGGAGAAAGAGGGGGATGGTTTACTTCAGAATTTAACAAGAACGGAACGGATTTTAAAAAGTTACAAACAAAAAAATTTCTACACATTATAAATTAAATGATTATGACAAAGCAAGAATTAAACCGAGATATAAAAAGACTGGCAAATGAGGTTTATAGAATGTCATTTGAGCCACAAGAAAAGTATTTTGAATACTTGGAGAAAACAGCAGCTAAGGAATATAAAAGGCTTTACGGTGCGGACTCAAACTTTGAGTATATGAACCTTTTGAGCGTAAAAATAATGCTACGTTTGAATGTGTCGCACAAATTTGTACCGCTCCATAATTTCGGGCTTCATATCGAATTGTCAAAACTAATATAATGCTTAAACGTGCTATTATCGACTTATTAGGAAGCTGTTTAATTATCGGCTTCCTACTTACAACCCTTTATTTTATTGCTTTGTTTCTTCAATCACAAAACTAAATATTATGGCTTTGCAAGATTTACCATTAGAACAAATATTAGGAACTTGTTAAATATATTTTATTATGAACCTATCAGAAATTAAACAAGCTATTGCAAACGGTCAAACTGTTTGTTGGTCAAACATCGGCTACCAAGTAATTAAAGACTCAAAAGAAAACTATTTAATAAAACATCATTCAGGTAATTGTATTGGTTTAACGTGGCAAGATAATACCACGCTAAACGGTAAAGAATCGGATTTTTTCATAAAAAACTCTTAAAAAAACTATTATGGCAAATTCTCAAAATGTTTATGGTGTACTTTCAAACGGTGTACACGTTGACACATCAAAAACAGAAAAAGGCGCAAAAAACTACGCTACTCGAAACGGTTATTCTTCTGTATCGGTTCGTTTTAATTGTGGCTATGTAGCCACTGAAATATCAAGCAAACAAAATAATAAATGGATCAAAACTATATAACCATTTCAACCATGCAAAAACTAATCTTTTCAATCAGCTTGTTTTGTGCCTTAAATTCAACTTGCAAGGCACAAACTATAATTAAGGAGTCTAATACTGGCGAATACGTTCAAAGTGTCTCAAATGCAAAATTAGGCACGTACAAAGATACTGGTAAGGTGTTCGTAATTAAATCAGGTGAAAAACTACCTATTTACGAGACTGCAAAGGGAAAACTATTTGTTTTTTGCACCTCAAAGAAGGGTAATGTTTATAGAAAATATTTGACAATAGAAAACTAATCTTTTAAACTACTAAGAACATGAAATTTCAAGCTGTATTAAACCGTAATAAATGGGCTGTTTTATGCCTAACAACTAGGATATACTACTTTGAAGGCAAAGGAAAACTATTTTGTACTAAGAAAGCAAACGAATTGAACAAAACTATTTAATCAAAAAACCATGGTAACGAAAGCAACAATAAAAGGACTAGAGTTTGAGACGTTAGGAGACTATTTTGAGTATATTTCAGACTCCAAAACAAACGGGCAACACAAACAGGTAGCATGGCTATAAAAGCCAATTTCTAGTCTTATTTAAGCAAAACTATTTCACAAAATGATTTCAAGGATAGATAACATTTATAGACCTTTGGTAAAAGGTGAAATTGTTCGTGTCCCTTGTGTTGTTTCAAAAGATGGCACAAGAATAACGCCAGTCATCAATACGCCTCACAGTGATAAAGAAAATGGGCAAAACTATATCCATTATCACGCTGATAACAGGTTCATAATCGTAAAGATTAAAAACGGTGTACCTGTCTATAAGTGCAAGATTGAGGGAGCAAAAGTATTTTACGATTGTGACTTCTATAGACAGGTATTAGATGAAACTAATTCGCTACAGTGGTTTAATATTAGGGTTGTAAGGTCGAACGAAACTAGACATACACCAGTGAACATGATTAGTAAATCAAAACTAAAACGTGATTATGAGAAAAACGGCAAATGTCCGCACCGTGGGCATGATTTGTCACAAACAGAATGTGTAGATGGCATAAAAACATGTCCTTTGCATGGCCTAAAAGTTAAATGTAATAAGCAAAACTAATTTATGGAAAACAAGAAACCAGTAGGAAGGCCAAAAGGCTCTAAAAACCCAAATGCAGGACGCAAAACTAAATTCAAGGCTGTATCGGAAGATTTCAGCGTCAAAACTCCAATAGAAATAATTGAACATTTTGGGCGCAAGAAATGCAACCTGATAATGACCAACGCTTTGCTTTCGGTGTACTTTGAAGAAACAGGAAACAACTTGGCAAGATGAAAAATATGGAAGCCTTAATACTAAAATGCCTATCTGATAAAATAATCAGTGGTGAAATATCTGATTTTGAACAATTAAATGCAAAACTATCCCCATTTGGGTTAGTACTTGAAAGCAGTTTCGCAAGATACTTTCTTTAGTGAAAAACTAAAAGACTTGGATAGTCAATATGCATCAAGAATTCCAATCATCAGAGGATAGCAAAACTATTTTAAAGGTGTCACGGCAGGGCTTGAACCTACGACCCATACTATTGACTGGAACAATGCCAATAAGGCTTCAATTTTAGCTAAGCATTCCGCACGAATAACCTTTGCTGGTTCTGACTCTTCGAAATCTTGATTTTTTCGTGTTCTGTCCAGATCCGCTATTCTAAGCTCTAAAAGTGTAATGTCGCTGTTTATAGCCTCATAAACTTCCGTCCTTTTTATAGTGTCTTCAACTATTTTTGTTTCTGACAACATTTCGAGTAAATTTCTTAAATTATCCATCTTATTTTAAATACCTAATATTTTCGTTTGAGAAATAGTTTATTGGGAGGTCTTTCAAATCCCATTCATCAGTATCTAGATTATACTCAGCAACAGCTTTGTAATCTTTTTTGCCTTTCACAAAATAAAGCCCTGACTCTTTTGGTTTTTCTTCGCAATACTCAATAAATTGATCAAAACTATTAGCAACACGTAAAGATTCATGAATTATTTCGTCCATTTCCGTTATAGTTGCTATTATGCCATACTCATTTGATAGAAAATCAAATAAAGATTTATATTTTTCACTTACATCCATATGCTTTTTAAGTCTACCGATCAACATCAACATCAACAGAGGGGTATTTTTTTAGTGTTTCATTATACTCAAACCTTCATTTAATGAATTTTCTAAATTTGGTTTAAAGTTTTCATGCATCTTTGATTCTTGCGCTCCTACTTGATTTTGGTATTTGCTTCCCACTTTTTCCCCGTAGTTAGTTTCTACCTCGGTACTTTCCATGAATGCAATCTGGCAAATCTTTTGATTAGGATAAATACGCAAGGGTTTTACAACTGCCAACTCTAACACAAGTGAACCTTTAAAGCCCGAATCAACCCATCCAGCGGTAATATGGCACCACATCCCTAGCCTTGCAAGTGAACTTTTACCCTCAACCCGTGCGCATATTGTTTTTTGCGCTTTCATTTTAAAACCAGTTGAGCAAATTGTTTTTTCAAACTCAAAAGGCTTTAAATCAAGTGTTTCATTTGTTGCTACAAGATACAAATGATTAGGAAGCAAAAGAAAATAATCCTCGCCTTCAATACTAAATTTTGTCGTTTCGTTAGGTTTTCGACAATCCAGTATTTCGTTCTTGTACATTGTAATTTCGTTGGCCAGCGTTAAGTCTACGCTGTTAGGGTTAATGTATTCTTCCTTGTAGCCGATCACGCCCGAACCTTGTCCCAAATACTCTCTGATTGCTTTATCTCCTAGTATCATGATTTTAAATTGTTTTTATTTTAATTGGTTCCGACCATTTTAACTGCCCCCATTTCACGAAATAATATTCTCCCTCAAACTCAAAAATGAACTGTTTCATGTATGTATCTCTGTTTGCGATTTCTAACTTTTCGCAATAAACATCGTCTAACCTCTTCGTTTCTAGTTTCTTTTTTTTAATAAAAGCCTCAGCCTTACCAATCAATTCTCTTAATTTTGATTGAAACTCCTCCAGTCCAGAGGTGTTTTTTCTTTCTGCCGATACAAAAACGTCCGCCAATTTAAGTCGCAATATCGCATTTTTCATTTCTATTCCCCTATTTTGTCGTCCCATTTTGTTTTACGCATGGCATCCATTTTTTTAATACTTCGTTAAAATATTCGCAGTTAATAGATAAGTTTCCGTAGTCAATATCCCATTTTCCAACTGTTATCCCATCGCTTCGAACCTCAATACACAATCCTGATATATTTTTGTCTAGTTTTTCACGAATTTTAGCTCCTAATAATAATTCATGATCTGACGAATCAAAAGGTAATTGTTTTTCTGGATGTTCATCATGCCCGTTACAGTAGTCAATTGAACGGCCGAAAACTGATTCTAATTCTATATCAAAATATTCACAAATTTCTGCCATCCCAAATATGAAATAATGGTCTTTAATGACTATTTTTGTGTCTCTGTTTGCTAGAAATGGACTTTCAGAAAAAAATTCGACAAACTCCTTGATGTCCCAAAAATATATAGATAAATATACTTCATTACCATCCCATCGATATTTACTTTCTGTTTTTTCTATAAAACCAACTAGATCTATACTTTTCATTTTACCTCGTTTTTATGTTCGTTCCAAATTGATTTTAATGCTTTAATTGCCTTTACTATTAGCCTCTTTTTCTTCATATATTTCAATTAAAATGGTGGTGTATTGATTTTATTTACATCTCCTGATTCATAATTTAAAGAATATCCATCTAATAATTCGGTATTTCGTTGCTTATCAAGTACATTGTATCTTTTTTCTGGAATATACTCTTCGTCTTGGATTATGTTTGTTGCTAGGTAACAATTAGTTTTAATTGAATCTAAAGCCCCGTTTCTTTGCTTTGCAATAATTATTTCTATCTTATCTATTACATCGTCTGGAACTGGCTGGTTTTGTTGCTCTAAATAGTATTGTTCGCGATAAACAAACATTACCATATCGGCATCTTGCTCGATAGCTCCAGACTCACGTAGGTCGGCTAAAATTGGCCGTTTATCTCCACTTCTTGTCTCTGTCGCACGTCCTAATTGAGCCAATGCAATAACTGGAATTTTTAATTCCTTAGATAGTATTTTTAACCCTCTTGAAATACTACTTATTTCTTGCTCTCTATTGCCTTTACCCTCTCCTTTTGCTAGTTGTAAATAATCTACTACAATCATATCCAATTGCCCACGTTCCATTTTTATTGCCATCGCTTTTGCTCTCATTTGAGTGACCGAAATAGATGGCGTTTCGTCAATTATCAGGTTGTCGGTATAGGCTGGCTCTATATTATCGTAAATTAGCCCCAAATCTTGATCCGTAAGGCTTCCTTTTGTCATGTTTGAATACTTTACACCTGAAAGGCTGGAAAGTATCCTACAAGCCAAACTTTTATCCGACATCTCTAGGCTGAAAACTAAAACAACTTTATTGTGTTGAAAAACTGGACGTGTGGCAAACAAAACAGCTATGGCCGTTTTACCCATGCCTGGGCGACCTCCTACAATTATTAAACCTTCTTGAAACCCCCCAGTAATGCTATTCAAGCTTTCAAGTCCAGTATCAATGCCAGTAAAGCCTGTTTTGCCTTGGTTTTCTTCTATTGTTTGAAGTACTTCTGGTACTATTTGTTTTAGCGTTTTAGGTTTGTTGGTTCCTATTTTATTAGTAAGACAAAGTATTTCAGTTTGTAGCTTGTCTAGTATTTCAAATACATCAAAACTTTGGTCGTATGATTCTGAAATTGAAACATTCGATATGTCGATTATTTTTCTTTTCAAATATCGCTCGATAATGATTCTTGCATGAAATTCAATATTAGCCGATGAGCTTACTCTTTGTGTTAATTCATGCAACTGTAAAGCACCTCCAATAAAATCAAGCTTATCCAGTTTTCGCAATTGGTCTGTTACAGTTAGTAGATCAACAGAATAACGTAAAACAAAAAGATTTTTAATAGCTTCAAAAATTATTTTATGCTGGGGCTTGTAAAACATTTCACCTGAAAGTAATCCAATTGGTGCCATTAAATCATTTTGGCTTATAAGCATCGCCCCCAATACAGCTTCTTCGGCCTCCAAGTTTTGGGGAGGTAGTTTTACTAAACTAAGCTCTTCGTCTTTCCTCATTTGTCATTTGTTTTTTAGGTGGTGCTGGTGTAAAAATTTGGCCTTGTTGTGAATTGAATGTTTTATCTCTACTTGCCCAAGTTGCTAATCTTAATCCTACTTCAAATGTTTTTTCAAGTTCCCATTTCATCTTTGTACCTGATTTATTCTTTTCAGCCCAATACCTAAAAAATGCTTCTAACATTTGCACAGGATATTTACTTTCAAATTCTTTAAGTGTGTAGCCAAAGGCGTTTTTCCTATCATCAATACTTGTTTTACTAGTTGTATTATTAATTATATTACTATGTTCATTTTTTTGTGTAGTCTGCTTTACTATTTTTGTTAACTCAGCTTTCATATTTTTATGAACCCTGCCTTCATATTCTTGTGAAGTCTCAACATCTTTTATGAACCCTGACTTCATATTTTTATGAAGTCTCAAACCTCTATTCCTTCCATCAAAAAAGACTTGAAATAGGTAATTTTGGCTCTTTAATTTAGAAATCATATTGGCCATACTTGACTCGCTTATTCCAATAAATTCAGACAAGTATTTATTGGATGCAAAACATCCTTTTTCTTCGTCATTATCTAAAGAATCAATTTCGATTAAAAGTATCTTTTCTGACCAACTAAGATCTTTATTTAGGTATATTTCTTTAGGAATCCAAACTCCTTTAAAATCTCTATTTTCCATATTTATTACCGCATTTAATACACGTACATGTAATCATTATTACTCGTTCATATGATTTGCAATGTTTACAATAAACTACCATAGTTGTAAAATAAAAAACCCCGAAATCAAGCTAGTGGAAGGTAGCTATCAATCGAGGTTAGTTTGTCTATCGACAAGTTCTTTCATCGCTTCCACACGAAGACTAAGCCGTTTTACTTAGTACACAAAGATAACAATTTCCCAATTAACTACCAATTAAAGCGTCAATTTCGACCAATTGTTTTTTCAGGTATTTGTTTTTAGAGTTAAGTATTTTCTCGACAATTTTAAAACAACTTGAGGTATTCCTTCCAAAAATTGGGGCAATCTTATAAAATGCCATCCCTGTTTTTTGATGTACAAAATATATTGTCATTTTCCTTGCGTGATGTATCTCATAGGTTGTTTTTGCCGAAAACAATTCTTCTCTTGTAATGTCGTAATACTCTAAAACAGTATCAATTATTTTGTCTATCATTTTAAGTGTTTAAAAATCTGTATTTCACATGTATTCGACCGTTTACAAGTGGAGTCCAAATTCCATTGTATTTTACAAATGCTTTCAATTCCATTTTATGTTATGCGTTAAACGATGCTTTTTGAATAGCTTGTTGTAAGCAGCTAACCGACTCTTTCCGAATTCGATTAGCTGTACCTTTTCGCCTGTTAGCTTTACGTTTGATTCAAACGTAAAAGGGGCGGTCTGAATTTCAGGCATTAAAATACTAATTCTAAAGTTCCTTTTAGGGCTGCATTTTTATGGTTTTGTACATTTACTTTAAAATACGATTCTTTTAACTCAATAGAAATTGATTTACGATTCATTTTTAAAGATTGAAAACCTTCTGACCCAATACCGCCAAAAGGACTAAAAACAGTTTCACCTTCATTCGAATAAAGATGCAATATTCTTTCAATCGTATCTAATTGTAATGGGCAAATATGCTTTTCATCGTTTGAATCTCGAGCCGTTGTATATTGAAGTGTACGAGAATAGTTAACGTCCATCCAAACAGGGCTTGCGTATTTTTGCCACAAATCAACTGGTAAATAATCCGGCCTTGATTGGTCGATGTCTTGGTGCCTAATTGGTACCTCATTTTCCCCTTCATTTCTGAAAAACAAAACGTAATCTGGTATTCCTACACGAGACATTACGGAATCTTTTTTTATTGTTTTATGGAGTAATCCCAATGCTTTTGTGCGCTGCATTTCCGTTACTGGATTCTTCCAAATAGTAACCTTTGCATGGTAAATAAATCCTTTTTCTGTGAACCAATCAACCAACATACCCGAAAAGTCTCTAAGACCGATATAGCCTTCTTTCCCTTTCTGAATTGGAAGGTCCATGCAATGAACAGCACAAATACGGCCTGACTTAAGAACTCTTTTAATCTCAGGAATTAGGTATTTAAAATGAGTTTCAAATTCTGTATAATCCTTTGAATTACCCATATCCTCTATTTTATCAGAATAAACATATAACTCTGAAAATGGAGGTGAAAAAACGCAAACATCAGCAGCATTATCAGGAATCAATTTTGATTTTTCAACGCAATCTCCATTCATCAACCAGTAATCACTAGTTTTTACATCTTCATTCTTTACAAATTCAGCTTCTTTCTTTTGGTAGATAAAGCATTTTTGTGCTAACTTTTCCATCATTTCTTTGTGTTTTTTCATTTTTAATAAAATAGAACTCCTTACATTAATCTGAGTTCTTGGGATAATTAAATGTACGTTTACAGAATAAGGATTCCCAAAACGATAAGCCCTTCTGATTGCCTGATAAAACAATTCAAATCCAAAATCGTAAGATGAAAAAATCATATTGTAACAATTTTGGTAATTCATACCGAAACCAGCTATTTTAGCCTTTGTTACCATATCTTTTATTTCTCCTGTTGCAAAAGCATTCAGATTTTTGGCCTTAATTTCTGGAGTATTTGAACCTTGTACGTTTACGCATCCATCAATAGTTTTTGCAATTAAATCAGTTTCTGCATTACCTAATCCCCAAATAAGCCATTGTACATTTGGTATTTCCGAAACTATCTCTTTGCATTTTAATACCCTTTCATTTATTGTTGATCTCAAATCAGCATGTAATTCTGTGGCCGAAACTTCCGACTCTCCAAATAAATTAAGGTTTTCGCCTTCAACATCTATAAAGTGTTCAATAAAGTTAATCTCTGGCAAATCAAATCCATCAATATCGAATCCTAAACTTTTTGGTGTTGTTTCGGCAATTGACCAACTCAAAACATAATCCCAGAAATCATTTTCTGCATGCTTCCTTAAACGCCATTTACTAGTTTCACCACCATCATGAACAAAGAACATTGCCAACATTTCACCATATGACATGTGTCCTAAGAACTCAGAATGGTTTCCAAGTTCCATGTGATCGTTAGGGCTTGGGGTTGCCGTAAAGCAAAATTTATAGGGTGTTTTAAGAAACTTTTCAACTAATAAATTCCTAGTTTTACCATCAACGTTTTTAAGTTTTGAACTTTCATCTAAAATTATACATTCAAACAAACTGGAATCAATATTTTCTAATTGATCGTAATTTGTAATGTATATTTTTGGTTCTACTATTGAATTTTGTTTTAATTTATAAATTTCAAATCCAAACTTTGGAGCTTCAATATCCATTGTTTGATCTACTACAGCTAAAAGTGTGAGTATTAAAACAGGCTTATTTGTGTATTGTAACACTTGCCATGCACATTCTAGCTGTTCTACTGTTTTACCCAATCCGCAATCCTGAAAAAAAGCAAAACGCCCTGATTGGAGTCCTTTTTTAATTACAAATTTTTGATCTTCTCTTAGAGTTTTGCATTTAAATTCCTTTACCTCAAAACCAGACTTTATAACTGATTTTCTTTTATTCCCTAAAAATTCGCTATACTCCATCTTCTTTTTCTTTCAGTTTTTTAATAAAATCTTTCATTTCTTTTTTTACTAAATCGTACCATTCAGTACGAACTCTTTCAGACGCTACTTTGGTAGTATAATCTTTTTTAGGCTGTCCACGTTGTTTCTTTTCTGGCATTGTTTAGATCGTTTAGTAGGTCAATCGTTACGTTTAGGTCTCTCAAAGAATTGGACGTATTCCCGTGTAATCTTTCTTGAGTAGCCAATTTAGCTAGGTCGCTTGTTTTGCTCATTCCTTTAATCAAATCCAAAACGAATTGATAAGTTTCAAACTCATTGCCAAACCAGTACGGTTTGCTGAAAAAATTATGCTTATCCAATATCTCACGAACTTGTACGATTCTGTCATCGTATTCAATTTCTTTTGTATTGCTTTTTTTAAAGTCTAAAACCTTCAAATTTGGATGCGTTTCGGAGTATAACGACTGTATAATTTCGGCTTCATGGTTTTCGATAAAAATTACAGCACGTTTTATATCCTCCTCACTTGTTTCTGAATCAAAGATTAAGCTTTCGAATGAATAATTATCCTCTCCATCATGTGGGACTAGTATAGCTGCATAAAAACCGTATTCGTCTGAGTCTGATTCTAATACAAACTTCATTGTACTTGAATCATGTATTGAAGATGTTACTGATACTATCATATTTTGTTGTCGTTTAAATGTATACAAATATACGAACCTTTCGAATACTTGTATACATTTAATACAAAAGTTTATAAATTATTTTTGGTTACGGCAAAGTAGTACTTGCGACATTCGGCTATTGCCAAATCATAACGTCCAGTTTCTAGCGCATAGCATACATTATGAACGTAAAAATTCCATCCTCTTTGGTCTGATAATTTATTCGTAGGTGTTTTAAATAGGAACTTTACTTTCTGCCATAAACTAGGATTGTATTCACTTTTAAGAAGCTCGATGACTGTAATAGTCTTTTCAATGTCCTGTTTGAAGCTTCCTTTTTGCTCACAGCGCTCTAAACGTTTCATTGCATCAAACTGCCATGGTGTCCATTTGCGTTTGAATGCGACCAAGTAAAGGCTACTAAATTCATCATTGTAATATTCTGGTCGTATCATCTTGATATTCTTTAATTGCGTCTAATTGTTCTTTGTAAGTTCCAAGAAAGTACGTTAATGTTGCATCTGCTGATTTTAAATGCATCGTAACCAGTTCGGCTATTCGCCTACTACTTATATTTATCTCGACCGATTCAATTACTTTTTTAAGTAATCTAATAAGTTTTGGATGAACACGATAACACTTTTTATCTGCCAGATTATTAAGCCTTTCCGCTTCAATTTCTAACTGCTTGCATACTATTATTAACCTAGTTGAATAGTTGATAACACCAGTATTTAGCATGTGATTTGTTGGCATATCGTGCCATAGTTTGTTAGTTATTTCAACATACTGATACTGGGCATCTGCGTTTAATCCTAGTCCTTTTGAGCAAATGTGATCTATTTCGGTATTTACTTCATTTAATAAATCCCGAACCCACCTTTTTAGTTTGTGTTTACATTCTTTTCTGTCTTCAAACCCGTCTATTTCGTTTTGAAGGTTAAAAACTAAACAAGCGCACTTGGTAGATTGCTTGAACATTTCATGCGCACGCTCAGTCAACATCTTTTTCTAGTTCAATTGGTTCTAGTTTTCCATATACCTCATCACAAATCTGAAATATATCTTTCTTCTTTTCGAAATAGTCGCATCCGTGGGTATACCTAATATTCCCTTGGTTATCGTGTCCTTTAAGCGTTTTATACTCAAAGAATTCACCTGTTTGAGTATCATTTCCCCGTTCGCACATGTAGCGCAAAGGGCATGGTTTATTGGTGCATGTTATCATAATTATTAATTTAGTAGAAATTCCATTATTGCCTTTTTTAAGGCTTTAAAAACTGGTATTTTGTTTTCTTGTACATCTTTTTCATCTAAACTATTGAAATAGATATAAGAAACTGGTACGTTTAAAATAACACATATTTTATTAAGCGTTGTCCGTTGTGGAAGCGTTCTCCCCGTTTCAATTTGACACAATGCATTAAATGACATTCCGCATCGCTCGGATAGTTGTTTTTGATTCAACCCTTTAGACTTTCGTATCTCTCTAATTGATTGGCCTATGTTCATTTTACAAGTTGTTTAAAATTGATTCTACTATTCCAGCTATTCCTAAACAAAAGAATATAGCGACTGTTTCTATTTTGGTGTAGTACATGAGAGTAAGTTTTTAAGGTTTAAAAGCTCTGAATATCTTTTTTCTTTTGTTTCCAATTGATCTTTATAATGTGGAAATGTATTGCCTAGCTAGTGATATTTTGTTTTTCACCAGATCGATGTCATCTTCATTGTATTCAAACTCGAAATTGAAATGACGTTCTTCTAAAGGGATTGGTACAAATCCAGCCTTAACAGCCAAGGCGTTTTCGTCAGTAGCATAACAACCCCTATTTTGGATATACTCATTGAATGTTTGAATATCATAAACATGGTTTGCAATAATTTGGAGTTCAATCCATGCTGGAGTATTCCCTTCGAAATGATTGTACGATTCATACTTTAATTCACGTTCAACAATATGATATGGCGTGTTATTGAGGCAATAATCTACACTGCCTTTTCTTGCTCCTGTAAGCCACATGTAGCCCAATACTTGCCAATAGTATTGTTTTTTTAAGTCTTTGTGTTTTGCCCGAAAAAAAGAGTAAGCATCCCAACTACTTTTAGCATCCCTTACTTCTGTTGCTTGTATTTTCCAGTTTATACCATCTTCTAAAATTAAGCATGTTCCGTTGTGGATGTCGCACGTTCCTCTTATCCATTCGTTCTTTACCTCTTTAGTGTTTTTAATCCAAAGCTTTTTTGTTATTCGGCTGATTGTGGTAATTGAGTCATCTTCCACATCGTTTCCTTTGTTACATTGCTTTGCGCTTAGTTCTGTAAAACGGTTATACTTTTGCGAGACAAACACATCAATACAATGTGTTTTTGCCGTTTCGCTTAATGTTTCTTCGTGCTTTACTTTTTCAAGTTCTACTATTTGGAATTGAAGTTTTTTAATATCTTCGGCTAGTTTAATAGCCGTTTTAGTTTCCTTGTTTTTGGCGTTGGCGTATTGTTCTTGCTTTTTTGAAACAGATTCAATAGCATCGTTATACTTTTCAATGTTTGTTTTTTCTCGGCTATCTGTCATTAGATAACCGAGTGAGGAACAACGAAACAGTACTGTATCGGGTTCGAAGGTTGTAGGTAGGCTACGCATTTTTAAATTCTGCTTTACGATTAACAAAAAGTTCTTCGTGTCCAATGACCTGATTTTGCAATTCCTCAACTTCAATAAGCGTTTTACAATCAGAAAGCATTAAATAAATACGTTCAGCTTCTTTGTCAACTTTATCTATACTATCATGCAAGCGTTCTCTTTCTTTATCAAACGCAATTGCCGATGCCGCATGAACTTTATATTCAGGATTTAAAGCACCTTTTGCAAGAGGTGAAAGTTTTTTCCAAGCTTCTTGCAATGCAACTAACCCATTCTCACATACAAGTATTATTTCCCCTCTGGCTTTTGTTATAATTGGGTCTTCTTTTTCTCCAAGCCTAACCCATTGCATTATTTTTTTACCTGTATTTTGGCCTAAATAATCATTCCCATTTCCAAAAGCTTCTTTAAGATAGTCAGGTACTTTTATCCATTTCTGATTCTTACCTTCATTTGAAAACATAACAGAAGCCATCATTTCAAATAAAAAGTTTTTCTCACAAACTGGCTGAATACCTAAACTAACTGGCTTTGTAGGTTCTTTAAAATCAGTCTTTTCTCTAGCACGAACACAGCATATAATATGCATTTCTGTATACATTAAAGCATTCATAAACTTTGTCCTATGTTCATTTTTGGAGCGCTTCCAATCCGCTACCTTGCGCTCTGTTCCATCTGGCTTTAAACTGTTAGCTATTTCTTCACAACCTCCAATCCCTTCCCACTCGTGAGATATTGAATCAATTACAAGAACTTTTACGCCAGCATCTTGAAATTCCTTAATAGCCTTCCCATATCTATCAGGCGAAAAAGGTGGATTCAAATTTGCGTACATAAACTGTCCATCTAGTTTATCTGAATAGAATGAACCACGACCATTTTCGGTATCTAAAAAACCTATTTCCGATGGCTTAGAAACCATCCCACGAGCTACATACAAAGCCGATAGTGTTTTTCCTGTTCCACTTGGTCCCGAAAAAGCTAATAAAACTTTACTTTCTCCTCTTACTACTGGTTTTATATCTAAAATTCCCATATTTAGTCTTCTTTAGGTATTAAAATGGTAAATTATCTCCGTCTGTATCTTGTGATTGAATAGTCGTTTCACTACGTTGGCTAGATTCGCCTTGTACATGTGTTTCACCTTCTTTTTTGTTATTCATTAAAACAAAAGAAGTTCCTTTAATTTTAACGGCATATTTTTTAACTCCGTTATCTTCCCATGTTTCGGTTTTGATAGTTCCTTCAACATATAACTCATGTCCCTTTTTTACGAACTTTTCAATTATTTTACTTTGTTCGCCCCAAAACTGGATATTATGCCATTCTGTTTGATCTACTCTGTTACCTGATTTATCTTTATAACTTTCAGTTGTTGCCATTGAAAAATTACAAACATAAGAATCTTTTACTTGTTTTAATTCAGGATCCTTCCCGACCCTACCCAATAAAATAACCTTACAAACTGATCCCATTTTTACTTGTTGTTTAAATTATTTTCTCCTTTTTCAAAATCAATAATCAAATGTGAATGATTAGAAGCGTTTAACGTTTCGTTTAAACCTTCTTTATATTCCTCCATTGCCGATGCGATAACCTCCCCGAAAAGAGTCAATTCCCCGTTATCATCCATTACCGAAAGATCGTCTTTAAAGTACTTTTTAATTATTTCCTCCTTGGTTTTCATACTAGTATTTGAATAGTTTCATATTCTTGATCATCGTCCTCGTCTAGGTCTAACTCCCACCCTATTTTTTTTACAGTTGTCATTTTTTTACTGTTTTAGTTCTACGCTTATAAGCCTCATCTATTGCTATCTCAACCGCCTCCTTTTGGTTAATACTAACAGGTAACAACATCTCTTTCTTAAACATTTCTTTTAAGTCTTCTATCTTTGAATGCGTCTCTTCGCTTATATGTACTGTCTTTGCCATCTTTATTGTCTTTAAATACAGTGCAAATGTAGCATTTAAATAATCTAAAAAAAATATTATTTTGATTTTTTATTTATCTTTTTAGTGCTTACATTTGTTCCACTATTGGCGGTTCGTTTGAACCAATAAACTTTAAAACAATGGAAAACACCGCAGTACAGGAACTGATAAAACCAAAAGGGACGTGCAAGTTTGGTTAAAAGAAGAATAAAACAATTTAAACAATCATTTATATGACAAGTAGAGATTTTGCCTTTTGGCTACAAGGGTTTTTTGAAGTAAGTAATGCTGAAACAATAAATAAAGAACAAACGCAAGTAATTAAGAGTCATTTGAATTTAGTTTTTAAGCATGAAATTGATCCGAGTATGGGAGATGAAAAACATCAATCTGAACTCAATGAAATTCACAGCATAAAACCCAATCATTTAGGTATCGGAAAAGATACCATACTACGTTGTTAGGATAATACCAAAAATGACTAAGGAAGAAGAAGATTTAATGTATAAAGAACTAAGCGAATACAATGCAGAGGTAGCAAAGCACAATGATGATATAATAAAATCATTTGGTGAAAAAGCTAAAAAAGACTTTGATCGCTTAACTGACTGCTGCGAAATATCAGAAAAGATAACAATAGTTGACAATCCAAAAGGAGATAAACAAAACAATGGCTTTGGGATATTCAAGGATGTTTATATTGACCAAAGAAGCATTGGACTAGAGGGCGATTCATTTGAAGGTGAAATATATACCAAAGTAAAAGATGTTTGGTACTGCTTGCCGTTCTACTGTTAAAATATCGTATAACGAACATGTATTTTGGCTTTTAAGGGAGTGACAGAGCCGAATTTATCCACCGTAGAAAACTAACCGAATGCGAGTACAGAACCGACACCAGAATGACCTTAAATGACTAAATATCATGTTAGTGGCAAAGTTTTATTTTAATCCTATTTACTATGTTTCCTGAAAAAGTTGAAATAACAACCATTATAAAAGAAGCTAGGAAGGCTAGAAACATGACACAAGAAAGCCTTGGTGGCATGGCAAAAGTTACAAAACAAGCAATTTCTAAAATAGAATCAGGGGAATGTGTACCTGATGAATATACATTGCTTGGTATTTGTAGAGTTTTGAAGCTAGATTTTGACAGTCTTCTTTATAGTTCTCATCCTGAAAAATGGGCAGAAAATAAGGTAAAATCTTATTTGAATAGTAAACGAAAATATCTAAAACGATATGATAATATTGTCCAAGATATAGTGCTTGAATACCTGCTACATTTAATTAAAAATAACAAGTGGTAATGCTTTATAGCATATAACATCCGTGTCATGAAATTGAACTACTTGGAAAGTATTTAGGACTAGAAACGATAGCCAATTATGCGAAGCGCAAAAACACGGATTACAATAATATAAAAAATCTTCACTCCGAAAAGTTACTATTTTCGGAGTGAAATTCGTTATAGACAATGATTGAGTTATTTTGTAAAACTACCTAAAACAAATCCAGCACCAAAGCATGTAGCACAAAGCATCCCGTTGTTTTTCCTAACATAAATCGTGTCAACTCGAACGGTAAAAATTGAATCTATTGACGTATTGGTTATTATTTGATTTGCGCTAATAATTTGCGTTTGCCTCCCTACTACTGAATTGTTTCTAATAGTGTCTAGTATCGCAACTTTTACGCCTTCCTTGGTTATTGTGTCGGTTTGAATAGTAGTCGAATCGCAATAGTTAAACCTCTCGAATTCGATAGGTTTATATTTCCACTTGATTATTGTTTTAGGCTTTGAATAGACCAGTAATGTATCATGAACTAATACCGTATCGGCCTTTTGGGTATGCGTTTGCTTTACTACCTTTTCTTTACCCTTGATAGGCTTTTGTTTAGTTCGGGTGCAATCGTACAAACATAATAATAAATAGAAGCCTGCTACTATTACCACTACCTTGCCAACTTCGGCCAATATTTTATTTATTTTTGCGTTCATATTGCAATTTAGAAATTATTTGTAATTTTACACTGTGATTGTTCGGGGGAATAATTAGCACAATTAAAGATAATGGCAGAAGTGAATACCAAGCCAGTTTTTTAAATAAAAGCCTAGATTGCTCCCCCCGAGATCTAGGCTTTTGTCATTTTTAGCCTTTATTTGAGCCAATGTAAAGATTGGAGTCTCAATTAAAATGAACCGATTGAATAGGATGGGAATAAATAAAAGCCACTTGCTATTTGATTCAAAGCGTTAACCAGAAATGGACACATGGGCAAACTTGCTTTTAATGAAAGTATGGATTTACTGATGCCAGTAATTGAAAAAATAGAAAACCTCCCTACTGACAAAGAAAAAGGGGAGGAATATCAATTCAGTATTACATGTGGAGGAATAATGATAACCAAATTTGATGATGGAAGCGGTGTTGTTGCTCAAAAACCAAATGAAATTGGCAAAAGCAAACTTCAATCAACATTTGAAGTTGTATCAAACTTTTGTTGCGATTACCTTAAAATGCCTAGAAGGTTTTAAGGTTTCCGCTAACGGCACGTACTTATAAAGCTGTGGGAGTAATGACCACGCCACTATCCACCGCCAAAAAGTGAGTGGAGCGCAAAAATGTAACAACAACCCAAAAAACCCACAGTTTTATAAGTACTGTGTTAGGTGAAGAACTTCTTGATTATGCCAACTGTAGTAAAACAATTAACGGTCGCAAAATGCACCGAAAAAGAACTGAACGAAGTAAGAGAATATCTTAACTCACTTGAAGAAATTATAAAAGAAAATGATGGATATGATACCACACGAGCAAATGAAGAAATTGCTGATGTGGCTAAAAAAATACCTGACAGATCTTTTATAGTTCCGTTAAATTTGGGCATTTTATTAGACAATTATCAAGACAAAGAATCTGAAATTTTAGAACATCCAAAATGGATAAAGGAAATGATTGACTTACTCGAAGAAGTCAGTTCACATTTAGAAAACGACCCAAAAGGAGCTGAATTAAGAGCAAAGGTTAGAACTTGCCTTGACTCTTAGTTTTTCACCTAACGAAGACTATTTACGCATTTAATGGATGAACAGAGTCGAATTTATCCACTGTAGTAGCCTGAATGAATGCAAGTGAAGTGATGTAAACCAGAATGCCATTAAGTGCGAAAATACAACGTTATAAGCCGTTTTTATTTGCACTAATTATAACAATTTAATTTAATTAAAACATGGAAAGTAAAAAACCAATAATTGATTTTGACACAATGAGGTCAAACTGTATTCAAATACATCAAGAAGTGTTTGAGATTTATAAAGTAGCAAACCATATAGGCGAGGATTTGGAATTACCTATAAAAAGTGCAGATGAATTAAAAACCAACGAAAAAACTAAAAGTTGGGATGGAATGGGACGTTTTGCAAAAGAGTTATTAGATAATGAAAATATATGGGCTAAACTACCCGAAATATTATGGATAGATATTGATGTAGCATATCTAGGTCACAAGACAGAATGGATAAAAGAAGAAGCCAAAAAATCCCTTCTTGATTGCTACTATCAATTAGGAGGTAAAAATCTTTATTATGAATCTGCTTCTTAAAATGGCTTATAACGGCACGTACTTATAAAGCTGTGGTAATACTATTTCTTAAACATGAACTTCAAATCTAAAGCAAGTATAAACTAAGAAGATAAATAACTAGTAACAATACTTCTAAACTCTTCAAATGAGTAAAATACCTTATAACAATTACCAAAATTAGTAACGGCCTTTTCGAATTCAATTTGCGATTCTGATTGTTTATTAGGCTTAATCTTAGCTTCTAAACATAAAGAATTGAACTCGCTATTTGGCACCAATAAAATAATGTCAGAAACTCCAGAAATAGCACCTTCCTTTTTAAGTATAGCTTGTTGAGACTTGCTTCTTTTTGATCCATTTGGCACATTAAACAAACATAGTTTTAGTTGCGGGTATTGGTATCTAAACCATTTTATACAATTTGCTTGTAAGTCGCTTTCTGGGTGGTTCATATTTTAAACTTACTTTCTAATCGATCTATTAAACTTTTGCTCATAAAAGTACCAGTATCGGCCAGTTCTAATACTTATATTTTATCTAGGTACTTTTTGTTTATGTTTCGTACTATCCAATCAGAATGAATATGTTCAGCGCAAATAATACGGTCAGCAATATCTAACATGTAGGCTTTTACGTGAATACCTCCGTGTCGTTCGCTCAAATACTTGTTAATACCAGCAGATCGAAAACGATGTTCAGGATATTTGTTTTGAAAATATATTTCTTCGGTTCTGCTTCTATCCCTATTTGCAGTACAAATGAAAATAATGTTCATAATGGACTCACAAATTTTATACCTAGCCTATTCATATCTGTTTTGTCTTTTGTCTCGAAATACTTTTCAATTACATGCTTTTCTATCTTGTGCCTAAACTTCCAATATTTACCAGAATCCAAATCTTTCAATCGGTTCATTATATCATCAAAATTATTGAATTTGAGTATCTTTTCGAAGTCGTTTGCACCCCAAATAAGATGGCACCAGCGACATGAAAGAAGTAAGTTTTTTGGATTAGTAGCGTGGGTTTTATCCCCTACTCCGATGATGTGAAATAAATCAACACTTCCATGTCTAGGACACATTTCGCACTTTTCGCCTAACTCTAATATCTTTGCCTTTTTAAGTCTTGCCAATTCTGCGTTTTCTTTTGCCTTGTTTTCAGAAACACGGTTGATTTTGGCCTTTTTGAAAGTAGTTTCTCCCTTAACTCCATTTCCTTCAAAACTAAACTCTTTATCCTGAATAGCCTCTGTTTTGGTGTTTCTATCAATTCCATATTCTTTTACTTTAAATCCTTTACTTTCGGCACTCTTTTTATGTCGCTCACGTGCGCCTTCTGGACATAGACCTTTAGCATTCAAACTAGAATATCTATTGTGACATACGCAATTACCGTATCTTTTCTCCATGCTTGATTACAAAGTATAATTTACCTTCTTCTGCGCCCCAATTAGGATTACCAGTTCTTATTTCAATTCCAGCGTGTTTATATTTTAGTATTCGATCTGTGTCGGTTGATTTAGGATAGCCTAATGTCATAATGTTTGCTTCGAATTTCTTAAACGTAACTTTATTAGAATCAAAATTAAAGCTAGTTCTTGGCGCAAATTCCCAAAAACTTTTAGGTTGTTTTTTGCCATCATACAAACATAATCTAGCATACCAATAAGGCGTTAGTTCCCGATAGTCCTCTAATTTCTCGCCTATTTCGGTTTTTATAAACCACCTATTAATTAATGATAGTTGTAAATTCATAATCTTATTTAGTCAAATTTTGAATATATCATAAACAAAATCAAAACAACCCAATAAGGATAATTAGTAACGTGACTTGTAAATGATTGGCTTATGTGGTCAATTAAAAAAATAACCAATAAGGTTGTAGGGACTGTTTTAAATTTTACTGTCATAATCGTTGTCTTAATATGCCACAAATGTAGTGGAACAAATGTAAGCACTAAAAAGATAAATAAAAAATCAAAATAATATTTTTTTTAGATTATTTAAATGCTACATTTGCACTGTATTTAAAGAGTATTTGAGAAAACAGGGGCTTTTCGAAGCCGAATAAATCCACCGTAGTTTTAGTCTTTTTTTTGTCAACCGTAACCATAAAACCATGAAAGTAAATGAGTTAAGATTTGGGAATATTGTCTTCATAAACGAAGAAGTTAAGAAAGAATTAGAAGAGGAAGAATATATTAACTGTCATTTTAATGTTGTCGAAATTAGAGATGATGAAGTTCATATATTTGCTCATCCAGAAAACATCCTTCATGTTGAATATCATATAAAGGATGGTAATTTGGTTGAAATTATCCCTATATCATTAGATAATAACTGGAAGAAACGGTTTGGATTTATTTCAGAAGATTTCGAGATGTGGTATTTTGATGAAAATCATGACATATATTTTATTGGAAATGAATTTTGGTTTCGAGGTACATGTTTAAGATTGATTGAATTTGTACACCAGTTACAGAACTTATATTTTGCTCTTGTTGGCGAAGAACTCGTTTTACAAGATTGAAACTAACGCTAAATGTTCACGAAGTTGTGGCATGTAAAGTCCACGAAAGTATCACCCGTAAAAATGTAAATGACATGAAAAATAATATCAAGATTGAAAAAACGCCACAAGTTCGAGAACATAGTGTTAGCTGCTGTACTGTTATTTTAACAGAGGTGCTTTTGACATTTCCAAATACAGTATCTTGCAAAGTCGATATTGATAAATGTGTAAAACTGTGGGATAATAATTTCTGGAGTATAAGCCAGTGGAATGATGAATATACTCTTGTAAAAGTTTATGATTCCGATAATTATGGCAAATGCAAAATATCAAAACAACAAGCACATGAACTAATTGGTAAGCTTAATTTAGTTGACGAAAAAAGCCCAATATTCAATAGTGGTAAAACTTGGCGTCAGTTAGTATAGCAGCTAACGCTAAGTATTTGAGAAAACAGGGGCTTTTCGAAGCCGAATTTATCTACCGTAAAAACAATAACTAAAATGAATACAGCAACCAAAGCCAATACCGCCCCTGATTTATCAAATACAGTGTTACCTGCTGTTTTTTCTTTAGATGTGATTATTACTTACATGGAAAATACAACGGAGGAAAGTTGGTGTACAGATATAGTAAAAACAAAAGATGGTAAAAATTGCTTATTCGGACATTTATTTGATTTAGGTGGTGGAAAGCTTTTTGATTGGTTTGAAAATATTGCAACAACCTATATGGTTTATCCTGTAAATGATGGTAAAAATGAAAATTATCAACAACCGACACCTAAACAAAGATGCGTTGCTTATTTAAAAGATTTGCAATGTGGTAAAGCGAAAACAACTTATCAATTAATGGATGAGGAATTTGAATGGTACTCGTCTGCAAAATAGCAGGTAACGGCACGTACTTTTAAAGCTGTGGGATTTAAGACCACGCCACTATCCACCGCAAAAAAGCGAGTGGAGCGCAGTAAAGTAACAATAACCAAAAAAGCCCACAGTTTTATAAGTACTGTGTTAGGCGAATGTATTTTAATTTTATCAACATGAAAATCATTGACAAATTATTCATTATCGGCTTAGGGTTAATTATATGCTTTAATGTTTCAAGTACAGGGCATTTGAAAGTATTGTTTTTTTGTGGCATCTTGTCAATAATCTATTCTTTCGTTTGTTTCGTTATTCGTGGGTTAGAGGATGGTGATTTTTAATATTTCGCCTAACGAGACACTTATTCACGCTTTTTCGGGAGTAACGAAGCCGAATGTATCAACCGTACAAAAAGTAAACTAATGCAAATGAAGCTAATATAATGCAAACTCATATGCCTGACATTCAAAGGGCATTGACAGAATACTTTCAAAAGTCTTTTATGTCCAATAAGGCAAATGCTTTTGAAAGTGCATTAGATTGGTGTGTAGAAGGTGCATTACGGGAAGGGCTAGATAAGGCAATGCAAGAATTAAACTTCAAGGAAATGATTGCAGCAAAAGCAAAAGAGATTCTTTCAGATAGCGATTTTATCAAAAATCTGGCAGAAGCTAAAGTACGTTCTTCGCTCGGATTGCCGTCATTATAGCATTGTGCATAACGTAAATGTTTCTGATGTGGGCATTCGGAAATTCCGAACTACCAGTACTTTATCGCCCATATCAGAAACATAGTGTTATATGATTGGTTTTTTATTTACAACGCAATAAATTAATAATATGGAAGTTAAAAAAGAATGGATGGAATGGTTAGCAAGTAGAGATACTGGCATTTCTTCAAAAACAATGTTTGCTGCTATTACAGGAATACCAACTGGGGAATGTGATGTACCGCATGATATTTCTGATGTTGGTCGATGTGTAAGGATGCTCAGAAAATTGCCTGATTTAAGACCTCAAATTGAAAAGGTAATGATTCAACATAAGCAATGGATGCCATATATTGACTGCTGGAAAGAACTAGAACGTAGATACGATGAATGTGTCGCTTTTGAAGCATTATCAGAGGAAGAAAAAAACAAGATGAAAAGACGAAAGAATTTTTCTTCTCCAAACGAAAGAGCGTGGATTTTGATGTGTGAACTTGCATGTGCTTCAAGATATTTAAGAGGTTTGCGTATGCAGAATAGTTCAAGTAGTTGGAAAAACAAAGCACCTGATGAGTATTAAACATGTTTGTGCTGCTATTTTAAACTATCATATAACGACAGGTGTTCAAGAAAACTAGGGAGTGACGGAGGCGGAACTCTCCACCGTAAAAATAGAAACTAAAATGAATACAGCAACCAAAGCCAATACCGCCCCTGATTTATCAAATACAGTGTTAGCGGATGCCGTTTTTAGACCGATGCTTTTTTCAACTCTGATGGTCAGAGCATTATTAAATGGAAGCAAGACCCAAACAAGACGAACTTTGAAAGATAATGTTCCGTTAGGAAATTGGGATGAAACTTTATCGAAATCGCCAGTCAAAATTGGTGATATTATTTGGGTCAGAGAAACACATACGTATCATCGTAATTATTGGCATTACAGGGCAGATACAGGGAGTTCAGGAGAAGAATTAAGACAAGAATATATAAAATCTGGCTGTGAGTCTGCTAAATGGAAACCAAGCCTATTTATGCCAAAAGAGGCTTGTCGGTTATTTCTAAAAGTTACAAATGTTAGAGTCGAAAGGCTAAACGACATTTCAGAAATAGATGCGATAAGCGAAGGTGTCGAGAATTGCAGATTTAGTCCAAGAAATTTTGTATGCTATACCAATAAAGACCCATCGGTATGGTGTTCAAATGCCCAAAGGTCTTATAGGTCGCTTTGGCAAAAAATTAATGGAAATGATAGTTGGGATCTAAATCCGTGGGTTTGGGTTTACAGTTTCGATCGTGTTGAATGTCCTCACGGTTTCCGCTAACGCAATGTATTTAAGAAACTTAGGGATTGACGGAGACGAAATTCTCCACCGCTAAAAACTAATGAAATGTGAATAATGAATAATAATTCATATAGCCCTAGGTTTCTTAAATACTGTGTTAGCTGCAGCTATTTTAGTTTTTTTGTGATTTTAGGATCAAGTTTTGGCTTGCCTATAAATGGATTTACTTTCTGCATGATTGTTGGATTTAGTTTAATCTCATCATTAAAAAGATCTGCCTCATTTTTGTCTCTAATCTCAATATTTAATCTAGTTGCCATTCCTTTTACCATCTCTCCAACTTTAGATGCTGTGTCTAATGGTTTTTGAATAGATGCCATGAAGTCAAATGCTGCATTTCCTACTAAAGAAAACTTATCAATAACAGCAAGTACTTCTCGTTTCGTTTTCTTATTTACAAGTCGCTTTTCCTCATCATAAAATCTTAATATCCGTTCTTTTATTATGTCTGGCGAAATATCCAAAATCTCATTTCTTAAATAATTAAACTTAGAACATATTTCAGATATATTTACTTTGCCGTATTCATCAATATAGTTGTTTATAAATGATTGTTTATGTGATTCTTCAATTGCTTTTTGATGTGCAACAAAAGAAAACGCATTAACTAAGTCAATTAAGAAATAGACTTGTTCTAATGTTAATAATTCATTAGACTCAACTTTGTCCTTTAAGTCAAGTAGCCACTTTCTTAGTTCTTTCCCCTTTTGTGTTCGAGATAGAAGCGCAAGTTCTTCTGCAGTACGTCTTGTTAGTCTGTATTCTTGTCTTAGTTTACCGCCTTTTGGGGTACTCGACATCATGTCGAGTACCGCCTCATAGTCAAGTTCTATATAAAATGACTCTAGTAGATTGGCTTTAGTCCATCTATTATACTGTGACGGACTAAGTTCAAGCTTGTCATACAAGTCGGTCATTTTGAAAGGAAATTCTCCTCCGTAATTTATTAGCATATCTTTAGTATTATAAAGTATAAAGATAGTATATTTGACATAAATGTCGAGTTGTTGTGATTATTATAGTTGCAGCTAACGAACATGTATTTGGGCTTTTAAGGGAGTGACAGAGACGAAACTATCCGCCGTGGGACGCCAACTAATGCGAGTACAGAACCGATCCCAGAACGCCCTTAAATGACTAAATATCATGTTAGGCGATTGTTTTATTTATTTATCAAACCGTAACCAATATCAAAATGAGCATAGAAGAATTTAGACAATTACAGGCAGAAATGCCAGATGAAGAACTGGTAAAAATTGCTACCGAGGAGTTAAGTAAAATGTGTCATAGTGGAGGTAATTCATTTCATATGAGCGTTCCAGTTAAAACAACCGATACAGACATGATATTTAGTCAGTTGTTAGTACGGTTTAAGGCTTCTAAAAATATCGCCTAACGCTAGGTATATACGCCCGTTTTAATGGCGTATATACAGTGTTAGTAGTAGTCATTTTCTTTGTCCGCTGATGGTAGACTAAAAAATATTGCAAATTGTGATAATAATATATTGCAGTTTGCAATTTTTATGTTACCTTTGATTCAACAAAACGACAAGGACATGACAACGCAAGAATTTAAAAATATCGCAATAAGCAAATTAAACGCTCTTTCTACTTCCGATTTGATTATGGAAATAAAAAAACTAGCTAATAATTTATCTGATGGTGCTGATTTAATTTCTGATGCTGCATTGGAAATTTTAATGAACAGATTGCCAGAAAAGGAATTTATAGAACTATGCGAAACTCTATAACAAAAGGATCAGGTAAGAGGCAGCAAATCCTCTTACTTGAACTTGAAAAGCAAGGAATAATAAGTCAAAATTTTGAAAGTAAATTATGGACACGAGGAGCTTTGGCATGTATTAAGGCTAAAGATTTGCTTTTGAAAACAGACAAAACGATAGATGAGCAAATAAATGAGCTTGAACCTGTTGTTTTAAGATTAGAAGAAGAAGCTAGGACAATAAATGCAACACTAAAAGGTAGCGCAAGAATAAGGCTAGATAACCTAAAAAACAAAAAACATGCCTTGTAAAATATTTATTTGCACATGCGAACAATGTAAGCTTACAAAAAACAAGCGAAAAAACAGGAAGTTAAAAAAGAAAATAAAACGCCTACTAAACAAAAAACTTCGAAAAGGCAAAGATGGACAAGCTATTAACTTTTATTGGGCATAAAATGGGAAATAAAATATTTGATCACCTACGTACATTTCAAAGCGTATATAATTTCTTCCAATTGCATCCAGCTATTTCATTGTCTGAATTTTCAAGGGAAATAGGCAAAAATAGAAACTACATGACCAATCTATTTAAGTCAGATGTAATTACTGAAAAGCAATTCAAAAAGCTATTACCTTACCTTCAAAAGTATGGCTATGCCGAGGACGTTTTATGATTACTACTAACGACAATGGCTTTGTATTGTGCAAGGCTGAACCGCCAAAAAGTATAAACTATGGAAAATTATCTGATATGTGTGAAGCCCAAATAACCAGTACACCCTTGCATAATTCAAAGCTTGTGTTAGGTGCAGTGCTTTCTTTGTTTGATGGTATGAGTTGCGGACAAATTGCCTTAAATAAAGCCGGAATAAAGTACGGACAATACTATGCAAGTGAGATAAAAGCACACGCAATAAAAGTAACACAACACAACTACCCGAATACAATACAGCTAGGAGACATAAGAAATATACAACCTGAAAACCTACCAAAGATCGATTTATTAATTGGAGGTAGCCCATGCCAAGATTTTAGTTTAGCAAACAAAGAACGCAAAGGATTGCAAGGCGAAAAATCAGGATTGTTTTTTGAGTATTTGAGACTTCTAAAAGCACTAAAGCCAAAATATTTTCTATTGGAAAATGTAGCCATGACCGATAAAAATATGGAACTGATAAGCCAGTACATGGGAACATATCCAGTGAACATAAATAGTGAATTGGTTTCGGCTCAAATGAGGAATAGATTTTATTGGACAAACATAGGTCCGGAATCATTCGACCTATTTGGATTTAGATATTGTAGAATACCTGAACCAAAAGACAAGAAAATAAAACTACAATCTATTTTGGAAAGTGGATTTGTTCAAATGGAAAAGAGCCGTTGCATTTTGGAAAGCGAAAGCCGACCATTGAAACAACAACATAAAATGGCGCATCGGTTTTTAATAGTGGCTTTACGACATTAATTACAAAAGACAAGGAAACCTATTTGAGAGTAAAAGAAGCTACCAATATAGGCTTTGTAGACATTGCAAATAATGAAGCCGTAGATTTAAGCTATCCAACAAGCGAGACTAGGAGAGGACGTTCGATGAAAGATAAATCTAATTGCCTTTTACGAAATAACGAGTATTTTGTATTTCAGGATGGCGATTTGAGATATTTCACACAAACAGAACTTGAAAGGCTTCAAACGGTACCGGAAGGGTACACAAGCATATTAAAACGTAATGAAGCGGCTTGTCTTTTGGGTGATGGATGGACAGTAGATGTGATTGCTCATATACTTAGCTATATCCAAGAACCTTCTTAGCATTGCACCTAACGAACGGTATTTACGCAATTTCGGGAGTGACGAAGACGGCTGTATCCCCCGCTGGTGAACTAGCCTAACGGTGTGAAGCTAGAACTACCAGCAAGCCCCGAAAATGCGAAAATACAGTGTTAGCAGTAGATTTTTTTTAACCGTTAAATTATTCAAAAATGAAAATATTAAGTGAATACATCAGTAACTGGAAACAAATAGATGGCATAAAGCCGTGTAATGACCCTGATTTTATAGAAGAGTTTAGTAAAATGCTTCCTAAATTAGAAACGTGCGATATAAGCTATGATGGAGATGGTTCTTATTTTGGGCAACAGGTTTCTATCGTTTTTGGAAGCTATGGTATGAGGCCAGACCGTAATTTATGTTTTGAAATAGCATATTCACAAACAGAAATAAGAGTTTATGACGGTAATAATAATGGATTTTGGACTCCAGAATATTTATCATTAAAAAAAGGGCAAGAAAATTTTGATACAATAAAGGAATTATTATTCAGTAATCTAATGAGAGTATTTGGACTCTCTTAAATTTACTGCTAACGCTAAGTGCTTCTGAAATTTGGGGATTTATGGAGACGAAAGTCTCCACCGCTGGGAACTACGTGAGGGCAAAACGCCATCCAAAACAGTAAAGCCCCAAAATTTCATAAGCACAGTGTTAGCGGAATAGTCTTTTTTCTTCACGTATAAATTTATCAAAATGTTAGAATTATTAAAATTTACAGTTAGCAGTTTTTGGGTCTTCGTTGGCTCGTACTGCATTATCGCAATGGTTCTTTATTTCGTTGTTAATGGAATCGTTAGAATTTTCTTTCATTTCTTCAAAATGATAATGGTGTCGTTTCGTGGATATCCACCACATGAAACAAAAGAACCTATAATTGAATCTCAAATCGTTTAACTATGTCAAACAAAAAAGAGCTTTTCATGGTATCAAAATTATCAACCATGATAGAATATACAAATCCGATTACTGGACTTCCTTGTTCGGATAAACTAGGCGGTCTTTACGGATTTCTACCAGTTTTTGAAAATAGAGAAGAAGCTGAAAGTCATTCAGAAAACGGAAAATTCTCGATTTTTACAATGTCGGTCGATTTACCAGTCACTTCTTAGACTTTCCGCTAACGCTAGGTATTTATGCAATAGGTGGCATGAGCGAAGACGTAGCTATCCACCGCCAAAACATAAGCTGGGAGCAATAAAGTGAAAATAACCAAAAACGCCACCTGTTACATAAATATAGTGTTATGGGCTGCCGTTTTTTGTCAACCGATAAACTTCTGGGCGGAGTTATAAAACCCAACAAATAAAATGGAAAAGTATATTGGTGTCAAATTAATTGTCGCAACTCCAATGGATGCGAAAGAGTTCTCCGATGAATCGGGAAAGGTTGTCGCTGGAGAAGAAGGCTACAAAGTCGTTTATGAAGATGGTTATATTTCATGGAGTCCAAAAGATGTGTTTGAAAAAGCATATAGAAACATAAGTGAATTAACGTTTGGATTAGCGTTGGAAGCGTTGAAACTTGGTAAAAAAGTTGCTAGAAAAGGTTGGAACGGAAAAGGTATGTTTGTTTACTTTATCCCTGCAAATCGTTATCCATTCTCTACCGATATAGGTAAGTCTATTGCAGATGAAGATGGAAAAGTTTACTACAATCCTTATTTGGCAATCAAAAATGTAGACGGAACTGTCAGTACATGGGTTCCAAGTGTCAACGATTGTATTTCGGAAGATTGGTGCATTCTCGACTAGTAAACTGGGCGACCGCTAGGCTTCTACGGTTGCCCATAACATTAGTGTTGACGAATAAAAAAATACCAAAAGTGCTAAATCTATTTGCATGTATGGTTAAAAGTGGTATATTTGTATTATGAATAGCAAATGGAAATTTAAACTTGAATCGCTAAAAGATTATATAGTTGGAAGTGATAAAAAGATTTACAAAAAGCCATTTACTAGAAAAAAAAGATCGTACGGGTGGCATGAAGTAAAGATTCAGCCACCTAAACGATACCGATTAAATGGCGAGTGGTGGTCTGTAAAACAACTAAAACAGCATATAATTTTAGATCCAAATCCAATAGTAATTTATGAAGATCAACCCGAAACTCCTTGGTAATTATGAACGCACTAGTAACACGAACTCACATTAATTCAGAATTAGATGTTAGCAGAACACTATTATTTATTCATGACTATGTAAAAAAATAACTAATTAAATTATGCACCCAAATACTATTAATGCTATACAGCAAGCCAATGAGGCAATAGAAAGAGCAGAAAAGGGTCAAACACACCACGAATTGTTCGTTGAATCTATTCTTAAATCATGTCAAGCATCGAATGATGAATTGGGGTGGAGTTCCAAACCTTGAAGAAATAGTACTTATTTCTCGTTACTTGGGAATAACAGTCGATGACCTTATAAATCGGAAGGCTGTGGTTTCTTATAGTTTCTGCTAACGCTAAAGCTATGCGCATAGCTGAGGAACGAAGCTTGCGTATAGGTGCTGGAAAATGCCACGTTTATAGTTTCTGCTAACGACACGCATTTGGGCTTGCGGTGGCTGAACGGAGACGTGGCTAGTGTAGAAAAGATGCTAGAAAATCCCGAAGGAAATTTTAGCATTGCATATAACAAGGAAGTGTTCATGCTTTTGTGGCATGAAATGTCGAAAATGTATCCACCGAAAAACTGATAGTAAAATGGAAAAAAATAGCAACACCCAAGAAACGCCACAACAGCTTGAACACAACGTTAGCGAATGGTTTGTTTTTGATTATACAGTAAATGATGAAAAAAGAAAGGAGCTTTCTAAAAAACTATCAGAAGCTAATTATGAAGATGTTGAAGTAAAATTCTCAACTGGTGAAACAAGAATGTATAACGATGATGATTGGCCACTTCAAGAAATAACGCATTGCCGTTTTAAAACTATTCGCTAACGGTCGTGTATAAGCAATGGCACCATGAGCTTTGAATATATAATACGTAGTTGCTTATAAATTGTTTGACTTTCTGGTGAAAAAGTTATTCAAAGCTTTGAAAAAACTTTCTTTACTGAATATCATGCCCACGCCAATGGCAAATGTTCCAACTGGCCACCACCACTGTTCAATCAAATCCTTTTTAAGATCTACGAACATTGGAAGCCAAAACATTACCAAGGACATGCCGATGCAAATAACGCCCAATATTGTACTGTATTTATCTAACTGTTTAGGAGTTGGCATAATTGTATAGTTAAATTGTAAATCTCTTTTGAATAATAAAGCATTGTTATTGTGAATGAAAGCGTGATTATTTTAAATACAAATAGCTTTTCTCCTGTTATTTGTAGGCTTCTAAATAGCTTGTCCGACCATGCCGTTTTGCCTATATAAAACGGGCTATTACCACGCCTTTGATTTAATCGTATTTCGAATATTAGCCAAAATAAAGCGCATCCATAAGCCAAATAAAAGGCCGTTTCGTAGCTAAATTTACAAGCTAATCCAGCAAACAAAGTAATTACTATAAAGCGAATAACAGCCCGTGTCCAGTGTTTTGGGTTTCGTCTATACGTAACGATAAACATAAAGTCTGTCAATGCGAATAGTTCAGCAAATGCCCAAATAGCAAGTGTAAAAGCTATCATTTGCCCGTAATTGTAAAGTATACACAAGCGCACGAACCGACTAACGTGCATAATCCAGCGAACGACTTAGCCAATAAATCTTCAATTTCAAACGGGTGAATACTAAAGCAAATACAAATAGTACACGCTAATAAAATAGCCCCAATAAATGCTAGTATGATACTTCTCATTTTAGTAAATCGTTAAATTTTAATGCATAATTTGCAATCATAGCTGCGCAATCAGTCCCGTTGATTATTCGCCTTGCGCCAACGTAATCAGTCTTTTCGCTATTAATATAATCACCTAATTTCTTGCCTGTAAACATGCCTTTTGTCATTCCAAAGTAGCATATTTTTAAAGCAACTTCATGATTCAGTGCTAATTCTGGATTACCCAATAAATCTACTCCAATAAGTTTTTTAAACTTAGAATAGTTTTCCTCCCATGTGATTTGTACGTAGCCTCTTCCGTAGTATATTTTACCGTTTGGCCTTGGATTTCCGTATGGCCTCCCTTTACCATGACCATATTCTGCAATTGGCTTAAATGTTTTAGCCGTTTCGTGGTATATAGTTGCAAGAACGTAGGCTATTTGACTGTTGTCAACCTTTTTGTTTTGAAAGAAAGTAATGATGTCAACTAAATTACAAAATCCTTCGTCAGTAATTTTACCAAAATTTTCAATGTATTTTGAAATTTGAATCATACTCTCTTTATTTTGCCAGCTTTTAACAAATCTCTTAATTCCTGTTCGGTCGTTTCTACAAACAATCTATTACCAAACTGCTTACAATAACCACGCTCTAGCTTTATTTTCTCATTAGCTATTACGTCAAATAATCCATCTTTATCTTCGTAAAGTCCGACCATCGAAAGAGCTGAATTTGAAAGGAGTTCAAATTCCTGAACAGGTTTTTCAATTGTCTTTTTTGCCATCTGGAAAGCGTTTTTTAAGAAACCTATTAGTAAAGAAAACGCAAATCGTTAGCGTTAAACCAGTCGCTATTGTACTAATTGCGTGTATTGCCTCGGGCATTATTCCGCTAACCAAAGCAGACATAGAGAAGCCGAAAATTGCATCTACAAACAAGTTTCCAGCTTCCGTTTTAATCTCAATCATTTTCATATAATATCCAACAAATGTAATAATTATTTGAGAAAATACTTAAATACCGAATCGGTTTTTAAACCATTTCCCCAGCTCCCATCATGCCCACCAGTTGAATAATATGTCACTCTAGATTTTGCATTTGGATCGCATTCTTTGATGTGTTTGATTAGATTTTGAGTAGAAGTTACTTTAATGGTTGCATCATTTAAGCAGTGATAAGCCCATACTTTTTTATTTACTAAAATACATTTCTCGACCGGAGTATACGCCAAATACCCAATCTTAAAAGGCTTCTGCAATGTAGTATCTCTCACGTAAGTATTTAGTGTTAAATACTGCGTTGTTTGTTTCTTGCGTGTTTGGGCAAAAACACTGGATACTGTCAGTAAAATTAGAATTAGATTTTTCATTTTATTTTTAGTTTATTGTTAACGTAAATTCTTCTTTTTGTTGCCGTCTCTTTTATTATGTACTCATTTGTAATCGCTTCTCTATATAGGTCTTGTGGATCAGCACTATACCACCATTCAAACCCCAAACATTTTGCTGCAAATTGACTGCAATTCCTACTATTCGGGTTTCTAAATCCCCAATATTTGTTTGTTAACTGGTACCAAGGTTGTGCCAGAAATGTTGCTCCAAAATTGTACCATTTCCCAACTTGTTCGAGCATTA